CGATCTGGTGGGCGCTCGAATCACTCGCAAACGAACTTTTGCTCGCTATCTTGATGCTGTCAATTTCCGCAACGGCAATCCAGAAGAGAACCCCGACCAACATTTACCAGACGAAATGTGGCTGGTTGATCGTAAAGCTACCGAAACCAAAGATGTCATCGAATGGGAGCTGGCTTCAGCATTTGATTTCGACGGCATCAAACTGCCTTATCGACAAGTTCTAAAGAACTCATGCGCATGGCGGTATCGAGGCCCTGAATGTGGCTACTCAGGTGGCTATTACGACGAGTTTGACCAGCCTACAAACGACATCAATAAGGACTGTTGCCCAAAGCGGTTTACGTCCTGCAAAGCCCGACAAGGTAGTGATGTTGTTTTGACGTTTGGTGGAATGCCGGGGGTTCAACGTGGCGACGATTAATCCTAAAGCTCGTCAGTCTGTTGCTGCCCGAATCCGTGAAATTGCTGAGCTTCGTTACCCATACGAAGCTTGCGGCTTCATTGTGGGGGTGGGCAAGAAGACTCTCGTTATCGAAAAGCAAAATGAAGCACACAACAAACGCACTAACTTCTTAATGAATCCCGGCGCTTGGGCTGAAGCGGAGCAAGAAGGTGAGCTTTTAGGCGTTTGGCATACCCATGTTGAAGAGCCGGCACGACCAACACCAGCAGATTTAGCTGCGTGCGAAGAAAGTGAATTGCCGTGGTTCTTGATGGGCATTTATAAGCGCTCAGACTGCTTTGAATTTTCCGATCTTATTTACTTTGAGCCGACTGGATACCAACAACCTTACGTTGGTCGTCCATATGTGTACGGCACGTTTGATTGCTGGTCACTCGTTGTTGATTACCTTAAACGCGAATTAAACATTGAGATCAGCAACAACTATCCACGACTTGAAAACTTTTGGCTCAAGGATGAGACAAATTTTTTCGACACCCACTTCGCCAATGAAGGTCTTTTCGAAATCGAAGGAGAGCTTCAAAAGGGCGATGTTTTGATGTTTCAAACGGACGCCAGCGGTCACGCAAACCATGTCGGCGTCTACATTGGAAACAATCAATTTCTTCATCACGTTCAAGGTCGCTTATCAACCATTGATACCTACGGCGGCTATTGGGAAAAGCACACCATCAGACGATTGAGACACGTAAATGCTAGTTAGCGTTCATCTTCATGGCCCAATGGGCAAGGAGTTTGGCAAGGAATGGAACCTAGCTATCAAAACTCCACGCGAAGCATTAGCTCTCATTGATGCAAACACAGGACGTTTGTTTCATTGGATGCGAGCAAATCTTCAAAAGTACAAAAACTACCGAGTGTTTTGCATCTTCAAGAACGGCAAAAAGGAATTTTTGACGAAAGACACTTTGCTCTCGGCAAACAACATTCAATCCGTTCACTTCGCTCCTGTCGTTACGGGTTCAGGTAAGTGGGGAAAAATCATCGCCGGTGTGGTTTTGATGGTCGCTTCCTACTGGCTTGGCCCAATGGCGTTCCAAGCCGGACTTGCGCTTGTTATGAGCGGGGTAAGTGAGCTTCTAGCTCCGAAGGTCAAAACTGGCTCAACCAGAACCTCTCATTACTTTCAAGGCGCCACCAATACGGTGCAGCAAGGCGACCCCGTTCCTTTGATTTACGGACGAATCAAAACGGGTGCTTCGCCTATTTCCGTACGCATGACTGTCAACGAATTGTCAGCTTTTACAACCACTCAAACGAATCAAGTAAAAGGGTTTTTGCATGGAAGCAGTAACCAACCTACAAACTATTAATCAAGCTATTAAAGATGTACATAAGGCCCCTAAAGTCATCGCAGGCGCAGGCGGTGGCGGTGGTGGCAAAGGGGGCAGTGAATCAGACGACGATCTTGAATCGAAATCGTTCCTGTCTTTGATTGATTTGCTCGGTGAGGGGCAAATTGGTGGCTTGGTAGATGACAGCCCTAAGTCAATCTTCCTTAACGATACGCCTTTGGTGAACGCGGCAGGGGAGTACAACTTCCAAAACGTAACTTGGGCCATGCTTAAAGGAACCCAAGACCAGCCATCTTTAGGTGAAGGTTTCGACACTGTTGAGTCTTCTACTTCGGTTGGGCAGCTTATTACCCGCGATTCTCCTGCAACTTTCTCAATTACAGACCCAAATGCAGATAGAGCGCGTGTAATTATCTCTACACCATCTTTGATCAGTACAACCAGTCGTGGCGACATTGTTGGCTCATCAGTCGAGTACAAATTCTCTATCTCGCTGAATAACAGTCATTTTGTTGAGATCGGCAAAGGCAAAATCACAGGTAAGACACGCTCGCGTTATCAGCGTCAATACGAGTATGCGCTTCCAAAACAAACGGAAGACGGCACACGCGTAACAATGTGGACGATCAAGATTGAGCGCGTAAGTCCTGAGAGTAATGAATCATCAACTTCAAACGATATTTACCTTGATAGTTATTCGGTAATTATCGGTTCGCGTTTGTCTTATCCAAACTCAGCCGTTTTTGGATTGAGTATTTCGTCAGAACAATTTCAAAGCATTCCAACCCGTTCTTACTTAGTTGACGGTTTACTCATTCGCGTTCCGTCTAACTATGACTACAAAACGCGTAAATACGAAGGTACTTGGAACGGCACTTTCAAACTCGCTCCAAGCGATAACCCTGCATGGATTCTTTACGACGTTATTACCAACGAGCGTTATGGCTTAGGTCAATTTGTTGACCCTGCATATGCAAACCCTGCTCGCTTATATGTGATTGGTCAATATTGTGACGAAATGGTCGATGATGGTTTTGGCGGAAAGGAACCACGTTTCACATTAAATACCGTAATCAATAGCATTTCAGATGCTTATCAATTAATTAGCGACATCACTTCCGTATTCAACGGCATGGCCTACTGGTCTGGCTCTCAATTTGGCTACATGTGCGACATGCCAACTCAGCCGACCATGCTTTACAACGCCTCAAACGTTGTTAATGGTGAGTTTGTTTATTCGGGCGCGTCTCGAAAAGACATGCATTCAGTTGCTTTGATTACTTGGAACGACCCTGAACGCAACTATCAACGCGCCGTTGAATATGTTGAAGACCCTGAACTCATTCAACGTTACGGCGTGCGTAAAGCTGAAATTACATCATTCGGCTGTACATCACGCGGTCAGGCGCATCGTATCGGTAAATGGTTGCTTTATACAGAGCGTAACCAGTCACGCACCATTTCCTTCAAAGTTGGTGTTGATTCTTCCTTTGTGCTTCCGGGTGACGTTGTACAGATTGCAGACCCTAATCGCTCAGGCAAACGAATGGGCGGTCGTTTAATTGGCGCAACTGCAACTTCAGCAACTCTCGATTCTGAAATTATTCTCAACGAAAACTCATCAATCATGTTGCGCTTGGCGAGTGGTGATTTTGTCGAACGTAACATCAAGACCATTGGCACTGACTTAGCAACAGGCAACTCGGTTATCAACTGGGATACTGCGCTTTCTACATTGCCAACGGATAACGCCGTTTGGATTGTTAAGTCTCCAGAGTTAGAGCCTCAACTTGCGCGTGTAGTTGCCATTGGTGACAGCGAGGATGCTCCGGGAACTTACACGATCACTACAATCGCTCACAACCCAAGCAAATTCGACTTCATCGAAAGCAACATTCAGCTTGATAGTCCGAATGTGACAATCATTTCGCCGTCACTCATTGAGGCGACAAAGAATGTTGAAATCATTGAAGAAGCACGTATCGAACAGGGTATTACGGTTCGAAACATGTCGATCAATTGGGAGCAAGTGCCGAACGCTGTTTCTTACGAAGTTAAGTATAAGAAAACCGAAGGTAACTGGTTCACACTTCCAATTACAAAAGGATTAAGCGTAGAGATTGAGAATGTCTACGAGGGTGAATATGTGGCTCAAGTAGTAGCTATTTCGTCCACTGGCAGCCGTTCACCAGCAACCTACTCTATTCCTACAAAAGTTAATGGCCAAGCTTCGGTATTGCCAAAACTAGGCTTATTTAAAGCTACGCCTGCAATGTTTGCCATTGACCTTGCATGGGAATACGCGCCGGGCACCAAAGGCGTTGATCACGTAGAGATTCAAATGAGCCTAGACAACTCATTAGAAGCTAACTTTGCTCTACTAGGCACATATCCAGACCCAATGAAAGCCCACCAAGTGACAGGTTTAAACCTGAGTGATACGCGTTGGTTCCGCGCTCGCTTAGTGGACAAATTCGGAATCTCTGGCGAATGGTCTGATGTTGTATCGGCTGCACCAGATATTGACCCGGATAAAGTACTTGAAGTTATTTCTGGGCATATTGACGAAAGCGTTTTAGATACTGCCTTACAGGAAAAAATTGATACCTCTGAGCAAACTGCCAATGCCGCAAAAGATGCAGCGTCAGCAGCTCAAGGCGCAGCGTCGGCAGCGCAAAACGTAGCCAATGCCGCAAAAGATGCAGCGGCTACCGCTAAGAACACGGCAAATTTAGCGCAAAACGTAGCCAAAGAGGCTCAAAGCACTGCCGCGACCGCTCAAAACCAAGCAAATGCCGCTAAGACCGCCGCAGATCAAGCCGTTGCCGCATCAAACCAAGCCAAAGACACAGCAGATAAGGCCACTTCAGCTGCAACTACTGCGCAAACGATGGCGAACAGCGCTTCTACAGCGGCAGCGAAAGCCAATACAGCCGCAACGAACGCACAAACAACCGCGAATAATGCAGCGTCCGCAGCGTCAAAAGTTGCCAGCGATTTAACAACCTCAACAAATCAGTTGAACCAAAAAATCGCCGATGAAGCAGATGCACGCACAGTGGCAATTTCTAATCTGAAAGACGGTCTCACGACAGAAACAACTCAACGCAAGTCAGAAGACGCTGCGTTGTTAAGCAACATTGAGACGTTCAAATCAAGCACTAAAGGCTCGTTATCTAGCTTGCAAGAGCAGATCACAACGAACGCCACGAATACAGATGCCAATGCTCAGAAAATCACGTCGCTTGATTCCCGTTTGACCACAAACGAGGGCAAAACCGCCGAAGCGATTAATTCTGCTGCTACAGCTCAACAAACCGCAAGTACAGCGGTAGACAAGGCTAACGCTGCCGCAAACTCCGTTACAGCTCTTAAATCAGAATTAAGCAGCGGAAAAGGCATTAATAACATTGTTGCGCCCTTCTCGGACCCACAAGAACTTCCAGCTCTAGGTGGAGCAGGTCGTACCGTAGCTTTAGTGGACTCTGCGTTACGTCGAAACGGTAAGGCTTACAAAGTGTCATTCACGGCGGCGGCTCATTATGTGTATTTCGGCACCGCTCAGGCCGCTCTAGCGCCATCACAAATGGCGATGCAAGTTGAGGCGGGGCGCGCTTATACATTTAGCGCTTGGTTGAAGGCTTTATCAACGGCCGTTCCATCATTCCGTTTCAACATCATGTGGTTTATTCGTGACCCTAGCACTGGAAACATCACAACAAATGCCGGAATCATTTTTCCACAAGGTCAAACAGATTCTTACGTTGCTCCAAACGCTAACGGTCAACGTTATTCCTTTAAACCAGTCAACTCACCTGCAAACACAATCGGCGCAACCGTCTATGTTGTAGGCAACCCTTCGGGGCCTTCTGCCGGCGAATACCTCATCGATATGTTGATGCTAGAAGAGTCTGTCGGTTCCGAAAAGCCTGCTTCTACGTGGACGGCGGGTCCTGCTGATCTAAATGCGATTAAGAATGCCTTAGATACAAACGCTGTAGCAATCAACAACCTAACTACACGCGTTTCGAACGACGAGGGGAAAATTACATCTCAGGGCAATTCGATCACGCAACTAAACAACAGCATTAATACGATTAATGGAACCCTTTCAAACAAAGCGGATGCTACGGCTTTAAATGCATTAACAACTCGCGTTTCTAATGCTGAGGGGCAAATTTCATCACAAGGGTCGTCAATTGTCTCTCTTCAAAACGATCTAGCATCTACCAACAAAGCCGTTTCAACCAAAGCTGACTCAAGCGCTCTCAATTCTTTGGATTCAAAAGTATCAGAAATTGATGGTCGAGTAACAAGTACTGCCAATGCCGTTACCTCGCTTCAGGGCAGTGTTTCCAGCATTGAGAAGGGGCTTTCAACTAAAGCTGACGCGTCTGCATTAAACAACTACTACACAAAAACTGAGGCTGATTCTGCCGCCTCTGGCGCAATCGACAAGTTCAACAGTCAATTGACGATTGGTGGTGTAAACGTTGTTGCGAACTCCGAAGCTCCTCGCACTTCAACTGCCGCAACGAATCGCGAATATTTACTGTATGAACGTAGCGCCGAATTAAAAGCGTTCTATGACGAAAACCTTGAGAAGCCAATCACGATTTCGTTTGAAATGAGCGTTCCTGTGGCTGGACCGGTTCAAGTTTATTCGTCAAATGGTTCTGCTCACCAATTCGTTACTTCCGTTAATGCAATTATCGTAAATCAATTTGCCAAATATTCAGTAACAGTTAGTCCAAAAGCGCATACGGCAAGTACAACTGTTTCGACAATTGAGTTCTATGGAACGTATGGAACTGGCCGTATCCCGACGATTCGTAAATTACAAATTGAAGCGGGCACAAAGGCTACCGCTTGGAGTCCAAGCCCTCGTGATACAAAGGCTGCAATTGACGCCAATGCTTCTGCAATTCAAACGACCCAAACAAAAGTTGACAATATCGATGGTCGGCTAACCACTGCTACAGATTCGATTACGTCACTAAATTCGCGCATGTCTACAGCCGAAGGAAATATCAACAGCACAAATACTGCGGTTGGTGGACTTTCGACACGCATGGCAACCGCTGAGGGCAAGATCACCAATCAAAGTGATTCAATTGCATCGCTACAAAATAGCGTCACCTCAATCAATGGAACACTGGCAAACAAAGCCGATTCAAGCGCGGTCAATAACCTAACTAGCCGAGTGGAAACAGCCGAAGGCAAGATTTCAAGTCAAAGCGGGCAGATTACTTCGCTTAGCAATAGCCTTGATCTAACAAACAGTAACTTGAACGACGTAAACGTTCTGGCTCGACTGTTATCTCTTGGCAAGCCTTTACGTGACGACCCAACTTTTAAAACTACCTCTGCGGGCGGGTTGTCTGCATACAGTTTCCCTGCGGGCACCTCATGGATTAAGCAAGCCAAGTCAACGGACAACCCAACTGGCTCAACTAATGAAATGCTGATCAAAGCGACTCAAGCTTTGGGCGGTGGCTGGTATCCAACTGCACCTACGCTTGTACTCACTGCAAATAAAACCTTCTTAATTAAACAAATTATTAAGATGCCAGTGGGTACAAAATTACAAGCCATCGGTAATGCTACGGGTACGGGTGGATACATCCGAATCTTGGGTAATGATCTAGGAACTGGCAAATTTGAAACGTACTACTCTGTCGTACAAGGTGGGGCTGATTTAAGTGGCTCTACTATTCAAGGTCATTTCCGCGTAATTGCCGGTACTAACCCGCCAGTACCAACGGTTGATAATCCAGTCTTTGTCATTCTTGCTTCTTATGAAGTATTTGATGTAACGGCTGTGAACGACACCATTCCAAAGGCTTATAGCGATGCTATTGCAGCCAATGCGAATGCGATTAACACCCTATCAAATACAGTCAGCCAGCAGGGTAATACCATTACTTCCCATAGTAATTCTATTACCCAACTCAACAACAGCATTTCAAGCATTAATGGCGCACTTTCGAGTAAAGCGGATACGAGCGCATTACAGTCGCTTGATTCAAAAGTAACCCTAATCGACGGCAAAGTTACATCTAACTCTTCTGCATTAACCACATTACAAAGCAGCTTTGATGGGTTGCCGAATCAGGGCGTGAACTTGCTTGGCCCTGAGATTTCAAATCCAGTAGAAAAGCCAACCAACTGGACGTCTGGATTGCCATTTGAAATCATCCAATCGCCAGATACGGTAAATGTACGCGCGTTCCAATTCACGATGCCTGCTTCTTCAAGGAACGGCACATACTTCAACATTGGAGGCGGCCAAGTTCCGCGACAGTGGCTAACAGAAGGTACATACATTTTTAGTTTTGTTGCCAAAACTGTTGGCGGAACCCCACCGCATGCTATTGAGTGGCAACTCTACAATGTAGATAGTACACGCCTGCGCTTTAATATTACCGCAACATTAACCCGCTATAGCGGGGTGTTCACGGTGCCCGCTGGTGGTGCCGCTGCATGTATGCTGTTAATCGGAAACCCTACAGGCAAACCTGCGGGACAAGTTATCAATATCGAAAGAATGATGCTTGAACGGCAAGTTGGCAACAACACAACCCCTTCGGCTTGGATTGCAGGTAGCGACCCAACCGGAATGATTCTTTCAACGCAAGCCAAGGCGACTGATTTATTCAACACAGCCACTAGCCAAAACGCCGCGACTGCGGGACGCGTCACTAGCCTCGAAAGTCGCATGACGACCACAGAAGGCAATTTAAACAAAAAAGCTGATGCTTCTGCGCTTCAAAACCTCGACACGAAAGTTACGAATGTCGATGGCAAAGTAACGTCAAATACCAATGCCATTACAGCTTTAAGTTCAACTTTAAGCAACGCTACTTCAAGCATTTCAATGAATGCGGGTAATGCACAGGGCGATTGGACATTCTTTAATACGTCAGGCGAATACTCAATTGTTGCACAAGCGGATGGCCAAGCGGGTCGTGTTATTCAACTTGGAAATAATGCTGGCAATGATATTGTTTGGATGCATCCGAATAACTTCATTCCTTTTGATGCAACTAAGACATATCGACTTCGTGCGCGGTATCGCCGTCGTGCCGGAACAGGCACAATTTACCTCGGTGTCTCTCAGAAAACCCCAGACAAGGCACTATACGTAACAACAGCCAACGCATTATCGGGCGATATGGGGTCTTCTAACTATGTTGTTAATGCGCACGCACCTGCGATCGATGAATGGCAAGAAATCGTTGCGTATATCAAAGGTCGATCAGCAGGAGCAGCATCGGGTTCAGGCTCAAAAACAAGCCCACGTACTGTTTCACAACAAGCAGGCTTCATCACGCCGATGTTTATTGCAAACTATTCGGCGCAAACGGGCATTGTTGAGCTTGATTACCTAATTCTGGAAGATGCAGAGGCAATTGTTGGCAATGATGCAAATGCATCAGCGATTAGCGCTCTTGATACCAAAGTATCAGAAGTTGATGGACGCTTAACGACAGCAACAAATTCAATCACTTCGCTTAACTCTCGTATGAGTGCAGCAGAAGGGAATATCTCAGCGGCAAACTCGGCTCTAAGCGGTCTTTCAACGAGAATGACGGCTGCTGAAAATGGTTTAACCAATCAAAGTAATGCGATTACTAATTTAAGTAACAGCTTAACGGTTACAACCAATACAGCGAACGCTGCATTGCCAAAGATTCAGGGCGGCACTGGCGCAGCTAAGTTATTTAGAGGCGTGCTGGTGTGGCAACAAAACGGCGCAAATCTAACTGGCAATATCGTAATCCAAACGCCAATTACGTTCACAAATAAAATGTTCCGACTTTCACTTACTGGCTATAACTACTTGGCCGCTAAGAATGAAATTAATCTGAACATTGGGGGTTATGCATATTCGGGCACCTCTCTACTTCAACATGGTGTAGTGAATTCGGGCACCATGCCAATTCGAGTTCGCATGGGCGTCCGTAATGGCACAGTAGTCATTATTTTGACGTCCCAAGCGCCCGGTGCTTATTGGCAGTATCCAAAATTCAACATTGATGCCGAAATCGGCTATACAACTCCGCCAGACGAATGGATGAATGGTTGGTCTGCAAGCTTCATGGCAGAGGCAGACCTCGCATCTAATGGCATTTCGGCGATCATTGAGCCGTCTTTATTAGACATTTCAACAACGCTTAATGCCACTGCATCTGCAATTAGCAATCTGACAAATACTGTGTCTCAACAGGGTAATACAATTACTTCACAAAGTAATTCTATTACCACCTTAACCAACAAGATTACTAACAACGATTTATCGAATCTTGTTCTTAATCCTGATTTCGTAGACCCGAAAAGCGATTGGACATCTGGCGTAATTGTTGATGCGACTGACGCAGCACCTAACCCGCCTTCTCCAAAAGCATTAAGACTGAATAACCGCGATAGTTATTACGGTCCTTTCGTCAAATGTAATGTTGGCGACATGTTCTATGTTTCGGCTTGGTTTGCGACGCCAAATACATCAGTAATCGCTTCTGCTGTACTTGGTTTCAATACTCGAAACAGTGCAGGTACTTATACTTGGTATAGTGTTGCCGTCAAGTCTACAGATAAAAATGCTTGGGGTATGGTGGAAGGTTATTTCACTGTGCCAAATGGCATGGTTGAAATTCGACCTTGGCTTCAAGTAAGTATTGCTGCGTCAGAGGCAGCGGGGCAGCAATGGCATGTTACGAACATTCAAGTACGTAACATTACAGGTAATAAGAAATTAGCAACCGACTTGCAAGCAACCTCGTCTGCATTAAGTACGCTTGATTCCAAAGTTACAAATATTGACGGCCGTGTAACTTCCGCATCTAACAATATTGTTTCGCTCAACAATAGCGTCACAAACATCAATGCCACCCTTGCTCAAAAGGCAGATGCGACAGCGTTAAATTCGCTCTCTAACCGCGTAACAAATGCAGAAGGAAATATCACAAGCCAAGGTAACTCAATTACCTCATTGACTAACTCATTAGCAGTTAGCGGAAAAGGTGGAACTAACCTTCTCATTAAATCAAATGTAGTTGGCTTGTATGATGGCGTCTCATACCCACACCACACTTACAAACTAGGTGAAGATTGGGAAATTGGCGCTAAATACACCTTGATCTGGTGCGCTGAACATAAACGAGGGACTGGCGATAACAACTCTTACCTAGCGGTTTACGCGGGTGGTGGTAGCCAGACTTTGCAATCTATTGTTAATACAGACGGTAAGGTTATCAGCAAAGTTACCTTTGTTAAAAACAGCGCAGTTGCCTCTGGTCCAATTATCCACTTCTACATGATCAACCGTCCGACCGCAGATAAGGGCACTATCGGTACTGTTTATTGGGCAGTTTTAGTCAAAGGCGATGTACTCACGACTGACGCTTGGATTCCAAGCCCATATGATTACATTCCTGATAGCAATGCAAATGCCGCTGCTATCGCAAATCTTACTAATACAGTAAGTCAGCAAGGCAATACTATTACATCAAATAGCAGCAGCATTACCTCGCTCACTAATCAAATCGGTAATACGAAGTCATATTCGCTGGTGACTTTCCGTAACGGCTCTGCCGTTGGCATGCCAAAGGCGGCTGGCGTCTACACTGGAAACAATACGCGATTATATGGATTTGGGCGCGGTTTAAATCTCATTGTGTTTAAAAATGGGGATGTTGAAAGCTGTACGCAATATGACACCTATGGCGACATCGTATCTGCATGTAACGCCATCTATGCCGCTATCAAGGCGCTTGCATCGGGAACTTACTTTGCAATCGTGGGTACAGATAACATTGGCTCAGTTGGAAATTCAAACCCAAATACTGATTTACGTGCGCTTTTACTTGCTTCTGGTGCTGGCGACACATATTTCAGATCTTGGAACTGGAATGCTCTTCCTATTTTTGTAGGACGCAAAGACCTAGATGCAGGCAATGGTATTCTCGGTATGTTTGATTCGACTGTTCCTAATCAGTGGATTGAATACCCGCTTAGTTTTGTGAATGGTGTACCTGTAGGTTTAGGTGACTCCCGAACTTTAACCACTCAACTGGATGCAAATGCTTCTGCCATTTCGTCATTGTCGAACACAGTGACTCAACAAGGTAAGGATATTGCTTCACATAGCAGTAGTATTACCTCGCTAAACAATAGCATCACCAATATTAACGGCACGTTAGCAACAAAAGCAGATAGTTCGGCTCTAACAAACCTCGCCAACCGCGTAACTACAACCGAAGGTGCAATTACCTCTCAAGGCTCAAGTATTACTTCGCTGAATGCATCTGTGAATGGCTTATTAAAGGATGTTGCAGTATCCGATACTCGATCTACTAATCAGCCTCCATCGTGGTATTGGTCAAACTATCCATTGCGTATCGTTCGCGAGTTCAAGCAAGCCTCTGTGCTAGGTTTGACTGGCATGGGTACATATGTCTCCCTTGAAACATACGTTTATTGGACTGACGCATCTGGTGGTCCGATCATCCAGATTGCACGAGGTACAGATTCGAAACTTACTGCTGAACGCCGTAGCACCAGTACATCAACTTGGGGCTCATGGACTCAGGACATCAAAACCCTTAGCGACGGGCTTGCCAATAAAGCTGAAGCATCGGCGGTAAATACGTTAGACGCCATAGTTTCAACCATTGATGGCAAAGTTTCAACTCAAGCCAGCAATATTGTTAGTTTACAAACTGCTGTCGGTGGAAACACAAGTGCTATCTCTGAGCAGTCAAAATCAATTGATGGCATTAGAAACATCAAGACGATTACGATTGACAATAACGGTGTAATGTCAGGCTATGGCTTAATCTCTGACCTAGTTAATGGTAAAGTGACTTCCACTTTTGGCGTCAATGCAGACAACTTCTACATTGGCCCTCCAAGTGGTGGCAAAAAGCCATTCCTGGTCACAACAACCAACACAACCGTTAATGGTGTGACTTACCCGCCGGGTACTTGGATTGATACCGCATACATTGCTACGGCATCTATCAAGAGCGCGCACATCCAAGATGCAGCAATTACTACTGCAAAAATTGCTGATGCGGCAATTGATACCGCAAAAATCAAAGATGCGGCTATCACAAACGCCAAAATTGCCGATTTAACGGTCGATACGATCAAAATCAAAGACAATGCAATTACGGTGGCAACTGTTGCTGAAAATACACAAGCCAGCAAGATCTTAACGCCTAGTAGTTCAACCTTTGATGCCTGTCAGGTTACGGTAGTCACTTCGGGTACAAACTTTGTGAAAATTGATGTTTCGCCATTTTTGTACGCTTGGAATAAATATTCCAGCCCACAAATCTACCTAGATATTTACCGTGATGACACCTTGATTAAAACCTTCAACTTGCCGTGGATTCAAAGCACTGAAGTATTCAAGGATAGATCTTGGACAGAAGGTGGTTCTTATGATGTTCTTTACAATATTGTCGTATACACCATGAACACAATGGCTGGTTCGATGTTTACGACATTAGACAGACCTGCGGCTGGCACACACGTCTACAAGGCAACGCTCAGAAGAACGACCAACTGGGGACGGGATAACGCAATGGACATGGCGCGTCGATACAACGAGATTGAGTTTACAAACGCTCTTATTTTAATCACGGAGGTTAAAAAATAATGAGAACTCGATATGTCATTTCCGATGAGGGTAAATGCATTGCCTCATTTACGGGGTCAAATGAAATACTCGAACTCAACACTCAAGGAAAGAAATATACCGAGAAGCAACCCACCAGTCCTAGTGACTGGTGGAACTTCGAAACCGAAAGTTGGGAAAGCATAGGTGAAAAACCTAGTGAAGTGCATGAATTTGATTACACAGCTAAGAAGTGGTCTGATCCAAGATCACTCGATCAAGTCAAAGAAGAAAAATGGAACAAGATTAAGCTTCAGCGCAATCAACTCGAATTTGGTGGTTTTGAGTTTAATGGCCATACTTTCGACTCAGACATCGCGTCTCAAAGTCGCATAGCTACAGCTGCGGCGCTTGGACTGGAAGTGGAGTGGACAACCAAAGACAACTCAACCATTTTGCTAAACTCTGAACAGTTAAAAAACCTACAAGTGGCATTAGCTCAACATGTAAATAAACTTCATGAACTCGGCAGAAAGGCTCGCTTAAAGATCGCCGAAGCTACCACTAAAGAGGAAGTAGAAGCTGTCACGCTGATTTGATCATTTCGGCAAATAATTTAGGTATAACAATTATTTGCCTTTAATTATTTTTCCAGAAATGACAACTTCTCGGTATAATTAATGCAAATCTTTTGCGTTAAAAGGAAAGCTGTTTTAATGAAAAAATTGATTGCCGCTCTTGCTGTGTTGGTCGTTCTAACTGGTTGTGTGTACGATCCTGTAAATTACGACAAAATACACGATCAAGAGTTCGAAGATCACCTCAAGCAAAACGGCGGTGACTCATAATAAAAAAGCCCACGCAATGTGGGCTTTTTATTGGCTTCGTTCTAGGGCAATTAGACTGAAGCCGTTGGTTGCTCTTCGAGAATTAAATTGATGCCATTCTCGCCGGTAACGCCGTCATATGTTAATTCCAACTTTTCAACCTTTCGTCCTGTTTGACTCTCAACCAAACTTACTTGACCAAGCAACCAAGTTGTTAAATTCGCTTCCTCGCGAGTGATAGTTTTCATACTCAATATTCATCCATGAATGAGTTTTACGGAGATTTGATTTTAACCAGAATAAATTCATAAGTCACTACTTACTGACTCAATTTAATAAAATATAAGTTCATGATTAATACAAATCAATTTAAATAGCAATATATTCAGTCACTACTGACTTACAAATAATCAATAATCCGCTTATAATTCACTCAACTTCAAGGAGTGAAGATTATGACAGACCCATTCAGCACAGGCACCGATCAAGTCCAGTGGTGGCACGTCCTGTTAGCTGCAATCACGGCAATGTGGGGAGGCATTGTCAACTACTTGGGCAAAGTTCAAGCGGGTGAAAAACCAACATTTATCGGCGCAACAATTCATTTATCAATGAGTGGATTTGCCGGTCTTTTGTGTTGGTTGTTGTGCGCTCAATTCCAAGTTGCCGGATTTATGACAGCAATCTGTACAGGTCTAGCTGGGCATTTGGGTTCAGAGTTCATTCGTTTGTTAGAAGCCAAGTTTGTGCGAAAAATCAAAGGAGTTGAATAATGAGTGCAAATCCAGAATTACCGTGGATCGCAGAGGCTCGCCGTCACATAGGGTTGGCTGAAATCGCCGGCCCCAAACACAACCAGACAATCATCAAATGGCTGAAGGACTTAAAGTCCTCTTGGCTTGACGATGAAACTGCATGGTGCGGAACATTCGTTGCGCACTGTCTCCAAACGGCGGGATTTCAAAGAGGAAGTGTAAACTCGCGTTCCAAAACTTATAAATCAGGAACAAAGGCCCCACCAGGCTTTTATCCTTTCAACTGGTATGCCGCACTTGAATACATCAAAGAAGGCGGAGTCAAATTAGACAAGCCTTGTTATGGGTGTGTTGCGGTAAAATCAAGAGAGGGCGGTGGCCATGTAACTTTCGTTGTTGGTAAAACACCTACTGGTAAATTAATTTGCTTAGGTGGTAATCAGTCAAATAAAGTTTGTTTTGCAGTATATGACGTTTCGGCTTTTGAAGCCTTTATGTGGTATGGCAAAACAAGTAAACCAGCTGCTCACCGATACGATTTACCAGTCCTAAAAATCGTTTCTGTTACGAGTGTTTCAGAGGCTTAATCTATGCACTTACTTCAAGGAACAAAACCCCTCAAAGTTTTTCTTGTTGTTGTTCTTCTTGTAATTGTGAGTGCATGGAGTTACTTGCTTGGTTCTAACGATGCAACCAAGAAAGCAAAACAACAAGCTGAAACAGTTATCCACAGTGAAAAAATTAAGTGAGTGTAAAGCTTGCTTAAAATACCCTGCTAAAACGCTCTAATTTCTCAAATTTAAGCTTTGTTTAAGATGATTGATAAACTTTACCGATTTTTCATAAACAGGGCTTAAAAACGATTTTAGAGCGTTTTAAACTTTAAAATGGATACACGTTTAAACAAATTTAAATTTAAAATTTTTAAACCTGCTATAACATGTAGCAAAGCGGAATTTTTTATAATAATAAATTTAAATTCAAATTTTAAATTTATTCATAAGATCACATGCCTGCATATGATCAAACACCGTCTAGTGTTTATATACTATACCGTAGGTATTTTATAATAACTTATAGAACATGCCTCAAAGCTTTTTGTAGCAAAGGTTTCAGCTTGTTTTCGGTAGTTACTATTTCCGTTTTCGGTAGTTAAAAATTCCGTTTTTTAAATTTTCGGTAGTTAAAAATTCCAATTTCGGTAGTTAAAAATTCCAAAGTTTGGTAGTCATTTTTTCCACCAAATACAGTGGTTATCAACATGGTTATCCACAGTTTTTGTGGGTAAGTTGGTTAATATTTAGCTGATTGAGTCTTAAAAAATTGGTTTTGACACTTATTACTATCAAATGTAGGCTTAATGACGCCAAAACAAAATATTTCGGTAGTTAAGTTTTTCATCAGTACTTGGTGATCATTGGAAGTTAGGGAATATATGTCCTCTATTGTTAAAAGCAATCCAAAAGTTAAGAAACACAATAACTTAACACAGGCTCATTTTTTTAATGTATCAGTCATCGCTTATAGACTTATATTATTAGCCGGTACGGACAAGTTCTTAGAAAACATGCTAAAGTCTGGCGAGAATACTTACATTCGCATTACAGCGCATGATTATCACAATTTATATGGCTCAAGTTCGGACATGTCGGGTTCGTATAAAGCAATTAAAGATGCGCCCGATGATTTACTTAATGCCAAGTTGAAATACAAAAGACTTAAAACAGAATCAGACCCCGGCCGTTGGGTAGGTGGTATTAACTGGGTACAAGACGCTCGTTATAACGACGAGTTAAAATGTGTTGAAATTCTATTTTCTACAACAGTACTTCCTTTGCTGGCGAATGTTCGCAAAAGTTTTACTTATTACAACCTACGACATATTGGTCGGTTGTCATCCATGCATTCGATTAGGATGTATGAACTAATGATGATGTGGCGCAAAAGCGGCAAAACGCCAGACTTGACAGTTAGCTATATGAAAAACTTCTTAGGCGTGCCAGACAATGAATATTCCGACCCAAAAGAGTTAAAGTTTTTCACAGCTCAAGTAATTAAAAAGTCCGTCAAAGAAGTCACAAGTAAAACTAATATTGAAATGGACTTTGAAGTTGTAAGAGGGGAAAAGAGAGCAACTATCGGCTATTCTTTTAGTCATAAATTGAAAGCGCTGCCTGAAGGTGAACAGCCTGAGCAAGAAGAACTTGAGGACGATAACGAAGGCGGCGGAGATCCAAGCAAATTGCTACCGAACAATGACGACGACCCAGAGTTGCCATTTTAATACCGCTGGCAACATTTGTATTCCGCGACTTGGGCACTTGGGAATGAATACCGCGATCACTATATTAATTATATAATCTCTCTTAGTTAATATTTATTAATAGTGATTCACACGGATGCACCCAAGTTCACCCAAGTCGAAGTTTCTAAACTTCCTGCCGCCGTTCTTGTACGGCAATCTCCGATTTGAGCATTATGAAATCCTCACTATAAGCAACATTAAACGTGCGGATCTCAAAGTTGAAACAGAGCTGATGAATAAGAAGTGGTTTGATTACAGAATCATGCACCCACTTATGGCCACTTATTATTTTTTCCACTTGTACAGCGAAGCTTACAAAAACTTTTGGCGTCAAAACATCAACTGCGAGCAGGCAGACTTTGTAAAGCCAATGCGTAAGTACGTTGATTTTCTCGACTCAACTCAAGAGCGAAATACAATTTGGCGTTTAAGACAAATGGTAGATGCTTGCGGCATGAGATATGAGTTCTTTTTTACAAGTGCAATGAAGCATTTGCATAAGATGATCTATAACGGTCGAATTATGCCACCACGCCCATCAATGCTTAAAAATGAAGAGCTGTTCGAAAAAGTGTATGCAGACTGGTTGGAAACATGTGAGGCGGTAACTCAATACGCTTGTAGCCCCTACTTCAACGTCGCAAACTACTCAAACAGTGTAGTTCAACGTGATTATGAGGACTATTTGATTAAGCAAATTAAGCGTAAACGTTTACCTCAATATGCTTTGTCTTATTGTCTTTATGAGAAAGAGTGCTTGAGAATCGAGAGGGTCATTGCTGAGTTTGATCTTGACATTGTTCAGGAGGCGATCAATGAAGCTAAATTCATTTAAATATTTCTTTTAATAGTCAGTCAGTACTGACTATACTAATTGGGTATTTAATATAGAAGGAACTATATATGATTCAAGGTTGGAATACTCAGGATGAGATGATTTCTCAAGCACAATATGGTCGTATGATGATGCAAAACGAACCTGATGAGGAATTCGGGCAAGCGATTGATCAGAAAGTGCCAAACCCATACATAAAAGAGCGATTTGCGGTAGGTAACTCCGCTATGCCGCCTGTGGTTACTGACACTTTAGAGTTTCGTCACCCTTACAACCATCCAAAAGGTACATTGCGTCATGGTTTCCGTGATCAAAAAGAGTGGAGAAAGGGAATCTTTAGTAATGATCAGACAGAGAGCAAAAAAACTTTCTTATCTGGTCATCGTAAATATTTGTTCAACTTACAAGAGACTCAAAGTCCAATCGAAGTGACGTTGACCAATGGCATGACGTACACGGGAACCATTCGAACCTCAGATGAAGAAACGATTTCGCTTGAGTGTCCGAATGAAGACGGCAAAACCTACACTGTGCGAGTGATTTTTAAACACAATTTGGTAATGTTCTCACCGATTACTGCGGTGACAACTGCACCAAGACCAAGCTAAGGTGTAACTATGTCAGTTCAAAGTACTGCGGCGGCTCAGCCCGCCACAGCACAACAGCCAGTAACAGATCAATTTGAGTTTGACGATGCTTTTCAGTTGAAGATAGCAGCGCTTTCTTTGCGTGATAGTGAATTTTTGCGTCGATCAGCCATGATGTTAAAACCTGAGTTTTTCGTAAACGAAGGGCTAGGACAGTTGGTTGCGGTCGCATTAGACCACTTTCAAAAATACAACTGCGCTCCAGATAACGCTTCTTTAATCGCTCAGCTGAAAGAAAGAATAACGAAGCGGGCCATTCGTAGAGAGTTGACGCCACTTGTTATTCAAGCAGCTAAAGACGTTCAGTTAGCAGACTTATCTAACCGTCAATTTGTCGAAGAAAAATTGGTGGATTTTGCTCGCACATTCGCGATGAAAACTGCAATTTTGAAGGCGGTCGATCTACTTAACAAATGTAAAGTCGAAGCGATTCACCCTGTCATTGAAGAAGCGCTTGCTGTCGGTATTAATGAAGATGGCGCGGGTTATGACTTCTTTGCTCATGATCGCATCCAGCAACGTACCGTTGAGCGCATAGAGAAGGTGAGTGGCGTTCTTCCTCCACAGGGTATATCGACGGGCGACCCTCGTTTAGATGGGCTTTTATATCATCGAGGATGGGGGCGCAAAGAGTTATATGCGTTCTTGGGTGGGCCAAAGTCAGGTAAAACTACAGCTTTAATTCACTTTGCTCGAATTGCCTCATGGTTAGGTTTTAACGTTTTGTACGCAACCTTAGAAGTGGGCGCAAATATCATTGCGGATCGTTTTGATGCGTCGCTTACAGACACCATGATGAAAGAGCTTGGCGTGAAAGCCAATGATGTTGCGCAACAAATTCAGAAGCTCGCTAAAGAATCTGGTCAATTGCGTATTCATGAATACGCATCAGGAACATTGACTGGCAATCAGTTGCGAAATCTCATTCAGTCTTACAAGCGTGCAGCTCGTAACCCGGATGGAACAATTCGACCGCCAATAACTTTCGATTTAATCGTAGTCGATTATGCAGACATTATGGCGCCGAATTACCGCACATCAGACCCAATCGAAAACTCAAAGCAAGTCTGGGTGGATCTTCGTGCAATCGCCTTTGAAGAAAATGCCGCTGTTCTAACCGCGACTCAATCGAATCGTGATGGTAGTAAACAAACGGTAGCCAAAGCAGAACACGTAGCAGACGACTTTAACAAAGTGCGTATCGTGGATTTGATGATTTCGATTAACAAAACCGAAGAAGAGCGTCAAAACGGTGAAGCGCGGTTGTATTTTGCTGCATCACGTAACCAAGAAGCAGGTTTCACAATCGTTATTAAGCAAGACTTATCTCGTATGAAGTTCATCGAGAGAATTTTAAGGGTGGACTAAATGCGAAAGTCAAAAAAGATCACTGAAATCTGGCTCATCTTTGTGCAGGTCATGCTAGGCATTGCGGTTGTGGCGGGGCGCTAAGTTTGATCTTTGAGTCATAACTGACATTGCCAGATAGGGGTTCAAGTAACCCCTATTTTTATTCATTAACATTTACTTATGTGATTTTTTAAGGGTGAAATTATGAGTGGCCAACCGTCAAAAGAAGATTTTGGCGAAATACTCGACCACATTGATATTGAGTATTGGCTAAATCGTGAAGGCGTTGAGTATAAAGTTACTCGTGGTCGAAATGGTGTGCAGCTGAACTTGAAGGAATGTCCTGTTTGCGGTAACGCGAATTGGAAGGTCTACATTGGGGCCACGACAGGTTTGGGCAACTGCTTTCATGGTGACTGTGAGGCTAAATTCTCTAAATGGTCATTTATTAAAGCTGAGCTTGGCAATTTAACCAATAAAGAAATTGCAGAACACATCAAGGTCGTTGCAAGGGAGCAGGGTTGGCAACCGAAGCATAAACAAGAAGTCCAGCGACCAAAGTTGGGAAATCTGCACTTTCCAGCTTCGTTTGAGTTGCCCATTCTCGGTAAAGACTCAAAGCTTCACAATTTGAAGTATTTAGCTGATCGAGGCATTAGCATCGAGACGGCTAAAGCTTTTGGTCTGCGTTTTTGTCAGCAGGGTTCTTTTTCTTACATCGATTCATTCGGTCAGAAGAAGCGCCAAAGTTTTGATAACCGCATCATCATTCCCGTTCGAGATCTGAATGGAAAATTAGTTTCGTATCAAGGGCGTGACATTACAGGCTTAGCTGAGAAGAAATATCTTTTTCCTTCAGGTTATGCGTCTACAGCTGCCTTTCTTTACAACGGTAATAACGCGTATGGATGCGTAGATATTGCGATGGGTGAAGGCGCTTTTGACGTCATGGCTATACATCAAGCCTTTTCAGAAGATGACGCACTTTGCAATGTCGGTGTCATTGGTTCGTTCGGTAAACACCTTTCATACGGCGATGAAGAAACACAATTCGCAGAACTGTTAAAGCTCAAAGAGGCTGGTTTGCAACGCTTGACCTTTATGTGGGATGGAGAGCGACGAGCAATTCAAGATGCAATCGAAGCAGCTCTAATGGTTCGTAAATGTGGCATCACTGTACGAATAGCCATCCTCCCTCCCGGCAAAGACCCTAATGAAATTCCACCAGAAATGGTGCGCTCACTCTACAGATCGGCAATTGTCGTCAATGAAATGAGCGCGGTAACTCTCAAGCTACAATATGGAGTCAAAAAATGATTCAAAGGTTTCTTAAATTATTTAACAGAAAGCCATCTGAAATAAAGATCAATGGTAAAAGTTATCACGGCTCAAACGTGGTCATTCAAGACGATGGCATTTTCATTGATGGAGGTTGCGTTCAGGGCCTTTCGCCAAAAATTGAAGTTGTGATAAATGGCGATTGTGATTCAGTGGATACTACAAGTGGAAATGTCAGAATTGAAGGCAATGTGGGCGACATTAGCACAGTATCGGGCAACGTGACTTGTGGCGACGTTACTGGTGATATTGAGACCGTTACTGGCGATGTTCGAGCGCGTGTGATCAAGGGCGATATTGAAACCCTTTCTGGCGATGTAACTACAAGATAGGAAGCGATCAAATGACCCTTAAAATCGAAATGGTTGAATACATGATCTGTGACTCAAGTTCGGGCGGCAAAGATTATATGCTTATCCATGCGTATAACACCCAAACTGGCGCGGGTTGGGTTAGAGGATATTACGGGAAGTTATCCGGGCGGTTTCAAGAAGTGGTTTATCTTTTTAAGGATGCGCGCTCAGCCAAAGAGCATCTTTCAAAAGTGATTGATGAGAAAAAATCAAAAGGCTACACCTCACACACGCCTGAAGAACGCAAATTGGCAAACACGCTATTTGGAAAATTTAGAGACCTTTGCGCACACGAAATTGTGGTGAGAAGACCACATATGATCGAATTTAACGCAAACAGAATAATGAAGGCGACATTAAGTCAATTTTTGGCAGATGACTACCTTGAATACCTTTTTGGGGTTATGGATGACCAATACGCAATGCCGACTGTGCCAGTATCAAAAGCATCAGAAGCGAAACGTATCCAAGAAAGCTATGGCTCCAAGTGGGGTGCGTGGTCATGATCAGGCTTAAAACTGGCGGTTCATACATGAGCCATGACTTTTCTACAACTAGATCCATCCATCTTGTTAGCGTCGGTGACGACCCTAACAAATGTGTGGTTTTTGATTTTATTGTCAATCAGAAAGCAAATGGCAAATTCAAGATCACAGACAATAGTTTTGTCTGCCGCATTAATGAGGGGATAAATCACATTGCGCTTGAGGTGGAAAAATTAGGAAAAGACGAAAAATTTGCAGGCTCCAAAGCAATTCAGTTTGGACTATCTGCATTTAAAAACAACTCAATGCTATCGACTGAGGACATTGTTCAACGAATCGGCAAGTTTTTGACTGAAGCCAAGATAAGAATCTTGGTGTCAAAAGCAAGCTCAAGATATGAGACGGAAGGCAAGAGTTTGGTTTGGGGTAGTTGGAGTTAATTATGGCTATCAAACCGCATCTATTTAAACCCCTACTGTCGCTTAATAAAATGACCATACCGAAACAAACAATGAGTATTCAATGAATAATCGTATAGAAATAGTGCCATTCGTCGATACAGCAATTTACCCTGTTGAAGCTTCTGCTCAAGGGGACAATGCTTTTTACCTTGAATATTGTGGCGCTTCTGGTTATCGCCCAGCTTATGCTTCGTGCTTAAATCGCATACGCGAGATAGAGGCGGGGAAATTGCTTCCATCTGTTGAGTCTGGTTGCTCAGCTGCAATATGCAATAAAGTTTGTCAGGCGTTGACTATGCGCCAAGAAGAGAAGCGGAATGGTGCAGCGATCTACTACATCAACCGAGTTAAGATGCGCCAGAACGTGCGTCACAACGCAGCTCAATACGGTATTAAAATTTCCGATATCGTAATTAAAAACGACATTAAAAAGCCAACTCTTACGCCGTCAGAGCCAGTAAATACATTCGAAGTTGGTTCGATTGCAGACGCCATAAATAGTCGCATTGCTAAGGAAATGAAGTCGGAAAATCAACAATCCGCTTTAAATTCCACTGAGAAACCTTTATCATCACATAAAGATCAGTCAGTACTGACTGTTAAAAAAGGTATGTCATTAATAGATATTGCCAAAGCAAAGCGACAACAATTAAGTGTTTGAGTATTAGTGGTAGGTAATTTATGACTGATTTATATCAAATATTAAGTTGCCAAGTTGCTGAGGTTAAGCGAACTAAAGGCGCAACACGAAAAGACATCATTAACGCCCTTAAAAAATTGATGGGTGATGAGTTGGGTAACTTTGCTGCGGCGAAGCATTTAGACGATGAGCAAATCAGAGCAATGGTTGCTGATTTAGCAAGTGGCGTTGAGCTGATAGCTCAGCAAAGAGTTTCAAATATAGAGCGCATTGAGCGTGATTATCTGGCCCGTTTATAACGGGCCAATGTAAAAATTGGAGTAACAAATGGCAACTTTGGAGCCAGTCTTAACACAAACATTCAATAGCGACCTTGTGTGTCAGGCGCTCAATGAAATAGCTCAAGAGAGTTCTAAAAATAAAAAACTGGAAATGGTGAGCCACTACATAAGCAATCCTTTATTTAAAGAAGTGTGTTCACTTGCTTATAACCCATTCCGCATATTTGGTATTCTCCCGGATAAAGATGCAAAGGGCACTGGTGAGCTATGGTTTGACGAAGCGGATACTTTAGAAATCATATACGCACTAGAAAAACGTGAACTTACAGGCAATGCAGCTCGCGAAGCGGTTCGTTGTCAGCTGGCTCAATTGAGCGAAAAGTCAGGCGATCTATTTATTCGAATTTTGCGTAAAGACTTACGCGCAGGCTTTAGTGAATCAACAATCAATAAAGCATGCAAAGGCTTAATTCCTGAATTTCCATATCAACGTTGTTCTTTGCCTAAAGATGCAAAATTTGATACGTGGACATGGGGCAAAGGCGTTTTCTCACAAGAGAAAGCAGACGGCATGTACGCGAACGGAAATAAACGTGCAAATGAACTACTTTCATTTGTCTCTCGTCAAGGCTCTCAATTCCCTATGGATGAGTTTAAAGACATCGTAGAAGAAGCGGAGCTTTTACTTCAGCCTAACTTCCAGTATCACGGCGAGCTACTTGTCGAGCGTGATGGTGTAGAGCTTCCACGAGAGATTGGCAATGGCATTCTTAATAGCGTCTTGAAGGGCGGTAAATTTGCCGAGAATGAGCGTCCAATTTATAAAGTGTGGGATTTCATCCCTTTTGAGGCGGTAGTGCCAAAAGGGGTATTTAAGGCGCCATACGCTAATCGTTTTCGCGCACTGTTTAACATGGTTAAGGGCGGTAAATACATTCGCATCATCGAGACCCGTATTGTAAATAGCCTAAGCGAAGCATATAAGCACTGTGAAGAGAAGCTGCTATTAGGAAAAGAAGGCACGGTTATTAAAAACTCAACAGCAATTTGGAAAGACGGCACAAGTAAAGAACAAATCAAATTAAAGCTTGAGGCTGACTGTGAGTTAGAAGTCGTGGGTATCAATGAAGGCAAGGCTGGATCGAAAAATGAAGGAAGGGCAGGGGCATTAAGTTGCAAGTCAGCGTGCGGTCAATTAATTGTCGACGTCGCCGTTAAAAATGAAAAATTACGTGACGAATTGGACGCAAACCCGGAAGACTGGATTGGTCGAATCATTACTGTGCGTTCGAACACGATTCTAAAACCTTCAGCGAGCAGTCCTAATTATTCGTTGTTTTTGCCACGCATGGTTGAAGACTGTTATCGCTTAGACAAAACGGTTGCAGACGATCTAGCGCGCATTTATGAGCAATTTGATAACGCGATTAAAAACGTACAGGTAGGTTAAATACAATGCGAAAAATACAAGGTAAGCATAAATCAGCGTTGTTAGTTGTTGCGGCTGCAATCTTAACAGCGGCAAGCATAGCTACTTTTGCACCATCGGCACACGCGGCAGTTTCTGCCCGTGCGTCGGTATCTTCTGCGCGATCTGTTTCGGTTTCACGCCCTTCGGCAATTCGCTCAATATCTACAACGCCAGTGAGAACAAGCTATAAGCCGACCGTTAGCAAGCCAGTAGTAACGAAGCCAACGACACCCGCTCGCACATCATATGTAAGCAGCTCGGCGGCAAAGAAAAAGCGCTCTACTGGCCCTGAATATGAATATTACGCTTGGGGCGACTGTGCGCCTTATTCAAATTTAAACTTTAGAGGCTGGAAATGCCTAGACCGCGATTAAAAGGTGAATAAAATGATTTTAATAATTTCAGGAAAAACATGTTCGGGGAAATCGACTCTCGCGAAACACCTTATTGAGAATGGCGGTTTTGGGCGAATCGTAACTTGCACAACTCGACAACCGCGTGAAGGCGAGAAAAATGGTGTCCATTACCACTTCTTGACCAAAGAGCAATTCAGCGATGCCATTAACAAAGACGAGTTTATTGAGTTTAACGTGCATGGTGGCGTCATGTACGGTGTGCGCAAGAAAGAGATCATTCAAGCAATAGATGCGCCGTTTGACTCTTTGATAGTGATTGAACCCGTCGGTCGTCGTAAGCTTGTAAAATATCTTCAAGGTAATCAAATGCGATATTTGTCGATCTACCTTGACATAAGCTCGGTAATACAAGCTGAACGGTTTATGAATCGCATTCAAATGGCGAGCGCTAATGAATTAACAGATTTAACTGACCGTATGGCGTCTATGTTGGAAGTTGAGCAAAACTGGCTTAAATCATCAACCACTGACGGCTCTTGTGATATGGTTTTTGCGTCGTTTAATACAGCATCCGATTTAAAGCATGTGACGGACATCATCATGCAGCATGTGATGAAAAAACCATTTGATCAAACCGAAAAGGCAAAGGCAGTTTGATTAGCCTAAGCAAATAATTCCAAGTTTTTCAGCACTGTCTAACTATACTAAACTCCATGTAGGCACATGGAGTTTTTTCATGCTTTTAAAAGATGTTCCTGGTGTTTTGCCAAGACTTGAAAATTCATTAATTTCTAAAACAGATATGTGGACGGCAGAGGTTGATACGGTTATTCCGGCTCAATTCTTAGCTTTCCGAAAAATTATTAAATCAGACTATCCCGATGTAGATATAGACCGAGATATTAATTATTTAGTGCGTCAGGTGCAGTTTGCAGAGTTAGAAAATGTTTTAACGTCACCTTTGCGTGATTATGTCGAACCAAACGAAAACTTTTTACTCACAAGCGAATTAAAAGAAGGTTTGCAAAAATTAAGTCAGACCTATCAACATGCCTTTTTGTTCGGAATGGAAACGCACTATTCTTCTTTTCAGATAGAAACCATGTCATACCAGCAGGCGATTAAGGTTTGTCCAAACACGGCTTTGGCCACAAGTATTATTAATTCATTAATTCCTAGCTCAAGAACGATCAATGCTTTTTGGAAAGTTGAGAATGGCCAACATGTCCCACTGGATGACTTAGAGTCTGAAGTTTATCGTGCTTTCGGCAAAACATGGCGTGAATTGTTGTCTGGATATTCACGATTGATTACGGATGAAATTGACGTTGATTTTGTAATGTATCTATAGAAATCATCTAATAAATGTTAAAAATAGATCTGAACAATGAGCCTGTGGTGACTCGAATGCTTCAGATCAGATTAGACGTACTCGCTGCCGCAAGACAACTTGCTACCGCGTATTTGAACGTATTTAAAGCTGAATACTCGATGATTCAAAATCATCGAGATAACGCTATTATCGTTGAAATAAGCGCTAAAACTGACTTAGAAACGTCACCAATTGTTCGCATAAGATATGACGACAGGGGCACAACAATCACGGTGCATGTGCCTCCTGCGTATAATGCGGTTATACAACTCGAAGCGGATGACTACAACTTCTTTTCTTGGTGGGTAAACCGCATTTTTACAGAAGATGAATTTGTCAGAGCCAATAAAGATTTTTGGCTCAGAAGCGGGCGCATCCAGAAAAATACACTATTCTAGGACTATTTTGGCAATTCTATTATTATTTAGTATTTACTATTAATCATTTCTCAAAAATACATTAAAATATTGAACTTACTCCTATAATTCATTCTGCATCTGTAGTCTTACAAGGCCCTGATTATCTCAGGGCCTTTTCTTTGCATAAAAAAGCCGCCCAAAGGCGACTTTCTCAAATGGCTTTCTTAGACCTTGTAACCCATTTTTTTGAGAGTCTTTTCTGTACTCTCCATTAGAGCTTTAGTCACAATCTGCGTCATGTCAAGTTTTTTTGGACTATTTAACTGCTCAATAGCAACAATAAAGTTGAGTCTTAAATATAATTCCATCGGAAGGTTTGCTGAAAACTTCTTGGTTGCAAGCATCAACTCTTCTTCAGACATTGTGGACTTTTTACGCCACGGTGCTGCGTCGTTTAGAAAGTTAGTCGCTTCAGTTGCTTTTTGTTGAACTTCAACCACTTCAGCTTCAGGTTCTTCTACTTGCGGAGCTTCAACTTTTGGCGCTAAAGGTTGAGCTGCTACAGGAGCGGAATTTAAGATAGACTCTTTAGCTTCGCGTGCTGCACGCTGAGGCAATGGTGCATTTTTATCGTTTGCCATTTTCAATGATCTCCTCAAGTAACTGTTCAAATTCTTTAATTGCAACTCGATTGTTTACGTCCATTTCCATTTCAGTAATGCCGACGTTGTTTCGATAAGCGCGGCTATATGGCATACGTAAACGCATAATTGTTTGAAGACGTGGGGCTTCGTTTTGAATCGCTTCAAGTGCTTTAATGGTGTCGCGTAAATCAACTGAATTATCGGCCGCAGGAGCTTGGGTAATAACAGGATGCACGACAATTGGGTTCTCGCCAGCCGGTTTGCGAACAGTGTCATTGATCAAATCAACTAAATCCAAAAGCGTATAAAGCCCTTTGAGATCTTGAGCTCCAACTTTAAGAGGCGAAACAATAACGTCCGCAGCTAAAAGAGCCGAGCGCATTTCGGCAGAGTCATATCCCGGCGTGTCAATTACGACGTAATCATATTCTTCATTTAAGCGACGAGCTTCGTCTTCGATATTGCCTGTTAAATGAAAAAATTTACCGTTTTCTACTTCGTTTTCGGCTTCTCGTGCTTGGCTCCATTCGAAAGAGCCTTTGTTGGCATCTAGGTCAATACCGATAACAGTGTTACCTCTTTGGTGCAGCGCGGCCACAGTAGATGTGGCAAGAGTTGTTTTGCTCACGCCGCCTTTTGTATTGGCGTACACGATAATCATCAAAATTTCCTTAGTTAAGTTGGCATAAACGCCTATAAAACAGAATCATTCTAGTGAATTGAATAGAAGTTGTAAACTAGAAGCGCTGTAAGACGTGATGCTAAGTTGTAAATAAGACCATAAAGATAGTATTTAAAATACATATTGGTATTACCGTATTATCATATGACTATACACACACATGGTAATACGGTAATACGCTTAGTCGTTTAATTTCTCGGCTATACTGCGGAGCAATTCCGGATCCGATGCAAAATATTTTTGCGTGGTCAGGATTGAGCTATGCCCCATCAATTGTTGAATTGAATAAATATCACCGCCCTTTCTTATTAGCCTTGTGGCAAAGGAACGTCGACCGGAATGGCTGGTTGCTTGAATACCAGCCTTCTTATAACAGTTATTAATCATGGTCACCATGCTATTTGGTGAGAATGGACCGCCCTTCTGCGATAAAAATAAAGGTGCGTCTGGATCCTTTGGTCTTTCTTTTGTTATGTATTCTTCTACCAGTGATCTAGCGATTGGATTGACCAGGAATACCTCTCGGTAGCGGTTGCCTTTAGTAATATTACCGAGCAATCGAATAATATCCTTCAGCTTACCCTTCTTCACATCGTAAACATCGCCGACCTTTAACATTGATAATTCTTTAGCGCGAAGCCCAAGGAAGTGTGAGAAATACAAAACACATTTGTTCCGTAATGCATTTACGCCCGTTTGAGTGGCTAAAGTAATCTCAAGATCATCTTCTGACACATATGGGGCTTTTCCAGTTGTTGTTCTTGCCATAAATCGACCAAATAATTTTTTATTACATTTTTCCAAAAACGGAAAGGATATAAAAACAGTCTACCACATGTCGAAAAATAAAAAATGTAATAAAAGAAGCCTTTTATTATATTTTTTATGGACGAAACAACGAAAGTGCGTCATCATTCGACGTATACAGACTTTTCTGAATATGCAGCTATTTTAATGATGGATTTTAATGGATAAGCTGTGCTAAATTTGAATTTGTAACGTTTTCAAGTTTGGGAAAAAGTAAGAGGAAGTGAATATGCGAAAAGTTAGCCAAGTATTTAAAAAACATAAAATAATGCCCGATCTGATTCGGGCATTTTTAGGGAAGGCAAATGAGGTATTTACACTTGTTTCATTTCTGAGATCTGAATGCCGATTCCTCCTTATTTTTTTGAAGCTCAGCGCGGTGCTTAATTGTCTCGCTTTCCATTTCCTTAATTACGTCAACAAACTTGTCACGAGTGTCTCCATAAAAAGAAGGGTCTTCCATAGTTACACTGCGAATAGTTTTGACGATATTAATTTCGTTAGGGGTTAATGGAGTTTGCCCAGTGATTGACTCGACAACATCAATTAAGTCCGGTGCATATTCTTTTAGAACGCGTATAAGAAGGCGAGTAGGGTTTTCGCCTAATGCTAAAGCGGTAGGCTTGATTTTATCGATCGGTAAGCGAGTTTCACCACTCTTAATCATCGATAAAACGTTAGGGCGTTTAAAACCTATTTCCTCAGCAATCTCACGCTGGCTTTTAGGAGAATTCTCGATTAAGTCTGCGAGATATTCTGCCACGTTCATATTGTTGCGATTTTTAGCCATTTGCCTCTCCAAATACAGAGTTAAATTTTTCCTATGATGAGTCGTAATTCACTTTGTAATAATCCAGAACATGAGACCAAATATATACTCAGAACTGACTGATTTTGAATTACAGCACTATTATAGGTGGTGGGGGGACTAATTTTATAGAAAAAATCAGTCACTCGTGAATTATATACGCCCAAGTTTACAAACTAGATGCAGCGAATGCAAAGTGTATTCGATTGAATGGACTAATTTTTTCCAGATTTTTTGTTATTTTTTTTAGTCAAAAAAGGAAAAAATTACAATATGGCAATGTAGAAAGTCCAAAATTAACTATTTAAAATTAACCGTTTATATAAATTGTCTAAAAATTAACAGTTTATATAAACCCCATCAACTTACAAAACTTCACACTGTATTAAGTTTTGTTAATTATCACATAAGGAGAATTTATGAATACGATCAACAACTGGCTTTTAAATGTTCAAACAGTCACTTCTGACTGATTTTATTAAAAGCTTTTGAGCGAACCCAAACTATAATATACGGGGCTGAAATGATGAGACGTATATTAATAGCCTCTTCAAAATCTTGATAAATCAGAATGGTGATTTAAATGACTGTGACATTGAATGATCAATTCCAAACTGTAGACTTGGATGAACTTGCTGAAATTTTAGAAAAAACAGAAGGTGTAGAAACACTGCTAAATGACGGGTTTTACACTATAAAGCGCTATAAGCATCTGAATTTAGGGGACATTGAGGTAATTAATACCTGCGCTCCAAAAAGTATAGTTAGAGTGATAAATCCATAATTTTTATAAGAATATCATTAGTGAAGTTAGCAAGATTGAGGCGGTGATTTGTCGCCCTCTTGCTGAAGCCAAACAAAACTCTATACACCCCAACTCTAAATCGTCATAATATGATCATAAATAATCAGTCATCACTGACTGAATCGCTAAGGATCTATTATGAACAATCGCATTGCTAATTTACGCAACGCTATCGTTGCAATCACAAATGCTCTCATTGAGAAAAAAATTGAAGTAACTCAAATAGGTATGGAAGCATACGTCAAGTCTGACATTAATGGAAATCCGATTTCTATCAATTTACCGTACCTTTCGGACAATGCATCAGAAGAACTTATAAGAGCAATACAGGGATTCTTAGATCATGAGGTTGCACATGTTCTTTTCTCTGATTTTAAAGCCCTAAATAGCGTTGGCGATTACCTTTTAAAAAGTCTCGCAAATATTTTAGAAGACGCCCGCATCGAAAAATGCATGGCTGAAAAATTTAGAGGTTCTGGTTCTAACTTAGATCACACCGCACACTTCTTTTTAGAAGAGATGATTACTCCGAAATTTAAAGAAGTTATGGCGCATCCCGATGTTGATGAAACAAAGATTATGGGTATCTTGGCCACTCCATATCTCCGCAGCCTTTCGGGTCAATCAACTTTTGAAATTTATATGCGCGACAAGATTCATTTGTTGCCAAATATTCATGCTGCCATCAAACACCTTGCGCCACAACTTCAATCAATGCAGTCGTCTCAGGATGCCGTTCGCTTAGCTAAAGAAATTTACAAAGCTCTAAAAAGTCCCGAAGACGAGAAACAACCCCCGCAAGATCAACAACAGGAAGAAGAATGTGATCAACAAGGAAATGGTCAATCTAACGAAGATGAAGATGAGCAACCAGGCGGCTCAGGTGGCGGAAATTCTGACGAAGATGAAGGTTCAGATGCAGACGGTCAGCAAGGCGCTGGTGAGGGAGATGATGGCGATTCTGAAGAAGATGGTGCCGGTGAGTCTTCAGGCGATGCTGATGAGCAAGACGAACAAGGTGATGGAGGTAAAGGCGGTCAATCCGAAGATGAGGATGGTGGGAACGAATCAGATGGTAAAAGTGAGCGCCACCAAAATAAGTCTGACAAATCGAATGGTAAGGGCGACAGCAATGAAGGCAACGAGTCTAGCGACTCTGAGAATCAGACGTCAGAAAAGAAAAAGGAATTAAGAAAGCTTAATTTAGACGCTAAGGCGATTTTGCAAGAGATCGACAAGGAGTCAGCGAATGATTTTGACGCCTCGTTTGCCGTTCAGTTAAGCAATGAAGCAAAAGACTTTGCTTGCACTGCGCCATATCTCGTTTATACAAACAGATATGACGTTATCGAAACATTAAAAATTGGCAGAAATTACAAATCGTCCTTTATGGATGATTTAGATAGAGCAACCAATAAAATTACGGGAACAATTCAAAAAGATTTGGAACGTCTTATGGTTGCTCGATCAGCAAGAACATGGGAGAACGGTTTACGGCAAGGAAAAATTAACCAGGCGTCACTTTCTCGTTTAGCTGTTAGAGACGACCGTATATTCCGTCGCAAACAAGAGAATCGTTCCAAAGATGTCGCTGTAACCCTCTTAATTGACTGTTCAGGTTCAATGAAGGGCGAACGCATTAACACAGCCTCTCAAGCGTCATATGCAATGTCATCTGTTCTTGACCGTCTCAACATTAATCATGAAGTTATTGGATTCACAACTAAAAACGGTGATCCACACGCAAAAGAAAGCTTTACGCATAATGGCAAAACGATTCGATACACAAGAACGGAAGGTTTATATATGCCAGTCATTAAAGGGTTTAATGAGCGCTTAACGCTCGAAAACCGCCATCGTTTTGCATGGTTGCCTCATGTTAGGTTCTTAAACACGAATGTTGATGGGGAGTGTCTTCAAATTGCGGCACAGCGGCTAAGCGCTCAAAAAGAAGCACGGAAAATCATTATGGTGTTAAGTGATGGTAATCCAAATGGTAGCGGCCCGACCCCAACGCTAAACAAACACCTCAAAACAACCGTTCAGGAAATTTCTCGCTCAGGATTTGAAGTTATTGGAATTGGAATCAATACGCAAAGCGTAAAAGAGTTCTATCCAAAAAATGTCGTTTTGAGATCTGTTGCCGACTTACCTAACACGGTTATTGGCGAGCTTCGCTCATTACTTCTCAAGTAATTCGTGAGCAAGATAGTCAGTTGGGGTTATTTAAATAATCAGTCAGTACTGACTATCTTTTCCTAGAAGATATTAGTATCATTCACGCATATTCAAAAGACAAAGTTTTGTCAAAATCTATCTTTGTGAGATTTAAAAAATGACTGTAAATCAAAATGAAACAATCGCATGCGAAATTTGTAAAGCTCAAGTGCATTCTATACCTCATCACCTTAATACTGATCACCCAAAGGTGACTTTTGAGAATTATAAATCTTCTTATCCTAATGCACCGACCCAATCGCCAGCTTTAATCGAGCGCATCAGAATGAAAGCGGAAGAGCAGAAGAAAAAGGCTCAAGAACAAGCGGCAGCTCAGCCAGCTCAACCAAGTTCGGTAATTCAAAAGCCGGGTTCGTTCGTCGCTAAAGACACCTTAGTTGCGCGTAATTTACATGAAATTTTTGAAATCTCTGGCCCAGAAGGTAAAAACGCACAGGGTGATCCAATCCCAGTATCTTGTATTGAGAACTCATCATCACCAGACATGGTGCCTGAAATTAACAACACATACGTTTTTGAAATTGATGTGTTGAAAAATACCCTTATCGCGCTTGAACTGAATATTCCTTTTTATGTTTGGGGCCACAAAGGTACTGGTAAAACAGAACTTATTGATCAGGTGGCTGCAAGAACTGGTCGACCAGTCGTTCGTATTCAGCACACCGCCAATACAGAAGAAGCACATATCGTCGGCATGTGGACTGTAGTTGATGGAAACATGACTTTCCAACTTGGGCCGTTGGCGTTAGCGATGAAGCATGGCTGGTTATATCTTGCTGACGAATATGACTTTGCGCAGCCAAGTGTATTGTCTGTTTATCAAGCTGTTATGGAAGGTAAGCCGCTCAACATTAAAGAAGCTGACCCTGAAAATCGCATTATCAAACCTCATCCAAATTTCCGCTTCTGTGCGACGGGTAACACCAATGGTACGGGTGATGAAACAGGTTTGTATTCAGGAACAACCATTCAAAACACGGCGAACTATGACCGCTTTGGCATGGTGATGGAAAAGCATTACATGTCTAAAGAAGATGAAGCAAAAGCCATTGTACGTCACACACAAATTGACCCAATAGATGCGAAAAATCTAGTTGAGTTTGCAACTAAGGTGCGCGCTGCTTATAGCAATAAAGAAATTAGCGATACGATTTCTTTGCGCTCTCTAATCTATGCGGCGAAATTAGGTGTGATGCGCGGCTCTATGAATACGGGTATCTCTTTAGCTTATGCCAACAAACAATCTTCCCGCGATTACGAAATTGTGAAGGGAATTGCGCAGCGAGTGTTCGGGTAATTCCGAACACTTCTTTGGGAGATAGCGGCATGAATAAATCAGTAAACGAACTCTACAAAGAGCATGTTGGCTTAATCAACAAAGTAACAAGCAACATTTTAAAACGTGTTGCCAATATGCAAAGCGCAGGGATGCAGGTTCCGATCGAACTTCAAGACGGCGAAGACATTCACAACCTACTTTTTGAAGTTTTCGTGAAAACGATCAAAGGCTTTGATGAGAAACAAAATTTTCGTTTCTCGACCTACTTCGTAAAGTCGGCATATAACCGTATTAATCGCATTATCGAAAATGCTGTTGGCGACCGTTCGATTAATACAGTCTCTTTCTTTGACCTTGCGAATCATCACGAAAGCGAGCCGGTAGATGCCGAAGTCTTTTTGGACGTAGAGCAGGAAAACTCATTAGAACAAGTGGATCTATCCAACCTTCTTAGCTACGTGCAAAAGCAATTAAGTCCTTTGGCCGTAGCGCTGCTTAAACAGGTTATTCATCCAGACCAAGAATTTGAGCGCGAGTATGAGGCTCAATATGCCAAAAGAGAGTTTGCGCTTCAATTTCACAGCTCCCACTACAAAGCGATGGTAAAGCCTCTCAATCTCGCATTTATTGTGCGCTGTGTTAAACGCACAGCAAGAAACAATAAGGAGTTGGTGCTAATCGACGAAGCAGCAAAAGAGATCCGCAAATTGCTTAGCAATGAGCTTATGTGACGCTTTTAAGTTAGTCAGCTAACAAACATCAGTTAAACGGTTTAAAGCGCTGTATGCGCAAAAGAGAGCGAATTAATGACACACGAAAATGAACATAAAAAAGCTGCATTGAATGCGCCCGCTTGTTTTGGTGCCGTCTCATGTTTTTCTCATGAAAGTGCGGTATGCAAAGAGTGTCCAGCATTTGAACAATGTATTCCAGCGGTAACAGAGACGTTAAATCGCATTAAGGGCGTAATTAACGTTGAGGACTATTTGAAAAAACACGAAAAGGCCAAGAAAGAAGCGAGAGCGTGCATTGAAGAGCGTATGAAGCAAGAAATGGCTGAAAAAGCAGCTGAACGCAAAGAAATGCCTATGCCTGAAATGAAAGTGCCGCGCAAAACTAAGGTTGAGAAGGTCGAATTTAAATTAACAGACGATCAAAACACTCTAATCGCAGAGCTTCCAGTGAAAGCACAGTCGTTTGCGGTACAGCTTTGTAAGACTGGTTTAGTCGACCGTATCAAGAAAGACCTTACAGCTGGTGTTAATCCACTTGAAAAGACTGGCCCAAAGTGGCTTGCAATCCTTATTGAAATGTTAATTAAGGGCGGTGTAACACGCGCACAATTGAAGAGCGAGTATATGAGCCGTCTTGAGTGGTCAGATGGTACAGCTGGCAGTCACACATCATTAGCTTTCAAGATTTTTCAGGCATTTGAAATCGCCGTTGAGTCTGAGTCAAAACTCATAGCTAATCCTAAGTTATTTGAATCTAATTAATTTTTACTTATTAAATTGCTAAAGGAATGTAATGAATATTAATCATGCCCTTTCCGTACAGTCGGACTTCTCGATTGGTCAGTCAATGCTTCAAGTTGATCATATCATTGAGAAAGCGAAGGAGTTGGGTTATCAATCGGTGGCTTTAGTGGATGATATGAGCGTGCATGCGTTAATTCAGTTCACTTACAAAGCTGAGAAAGAAGGCATAAAACCAATTGCTGGCGTGCGTGTACGTGTTTATGACGACCCTACCTACCGTCGACCTACAAAACAATCTCAAGAGATTCCTAAAGAAAATCTGTCGTTTATCTGTAAGGTTTACGCGAAGACTGAGGTTGGATTCAAAGGGCTGCTTAGGCTATTGACCGAAGCAAATACTCCAGAGCGCTTTTATTACAATCCACGCTCGTGTTTAAAAGACTTGCTTGAGTTAGAAGACGTCATCATATCTACAGGCGATATGTTCGGTATGTGTAGTCATCCAGACTATGAAAATATAGCTCGTCAACTCAAAGCGCGTTTTGGTGAAGATTTCTATGCGGAACTTTGCCCTATAAACACTCCCCTTTTCGACAAAATGAATAAGCGCGCAATCGAGCTGGTTGGCTCATTGGGCTGCAAGCCACTTGTCACCTACCCTTTCCGCTACTTAGATAATGCAGACGCTAGTACGATGGATGTGATGAGTGCCATTGCGAGTAACACGCAGTTAGATGCACCTTTTCGCAGTCGTCAGTATGTTAAGGAATTTGCATTTGTAGAGCCTAGCGCAATCATAGACCGCACTAAAGCTGCTATTGCACGCGGAATTAAGTTTAATCGCACTGTACTTGACCCTAAATCGGTAACTGCAATTTGGACAAATGGCATTAAGAACTGCGAAGAAGTAGTGCAAAAGTGCCAGTACAAGTTTGAAAAACAACCAGTTTCATTGCCTAAACTCGCTAATGATGAGTTTAAGAAGTTGTGCGAGTTATGCGTTGAGGGTTGGAAAAAACGTTTTAGCAAGCCCGTCTTAGGCTATTTGCCACCTAAAAATTTACTCGATACCGTTTACAAAGAACGCTTAGGCTATGAGTTAAAAACGCTTAAAAACATGGGTTTTGAATCTTACTTCCTTATGGTTGAAGACCTTGTTACATGGGCGAAAAACAATGGTGTGATTGTAGGTCCGGGACGTGGTTCGGTTAATGGTTCACTTGTTGCGTATCTAATCGGTATTGCCGACGTCGATCCAATTCGATTCGGTTTGATCTTTGAGCGTTTTATTAACCCTGAACGTTTAGACTTACCCGATGCTGACTTGGACTTTGCCTCTTCACGTCGTCATAAGGTCGTTGAGTATTTGATTGATAAATACGGTAAAGACTACGTAGCGGGTATTTCCAACTATTCGACCTTAGCCTCTGCGTCAGCGCTACGTGATGTTGGTCGTCTAAGTGGTTTAACACCTCTTGAACTCACAGCTTCAAAATTCGTACTCAAAGATCATGGCCAAACAATGTCTTTGGAAGAGTCAGCTAAAGCGGTTCCTGAATTAGAGAAATTTAAAAAAGCACATCCTGAGATCTGGAAGCACGCGGTCAAACTTGCAGGCACAATGAAGTCATTTGGCCAACACGCTGCCGGTATTGTTGTTGCAGGTGAGCCGATTGTGAATCGCGCTGTATTAGAGCGAAGATCTGAAGACACTGTGGTCAATTGGGATAAACGCGTTGTAGAAGATTGCGGTTTGGTCAAAATGGACTTACTCGGTTTGTCCACTTTAGATACGCTGAATATCGCCCGTGATTATATTAAAGAACGTCATGGTATTTATCTAAATTACTTAGAAATTCCATTAGATGACCCAAAAACATTGCAAGCTTTCGCAAACGGTAATACTACGGGCGTGTTCCAGTTTGAATCAGGAGGCATGAAGCAGCTGCTTAAAGATATTGCGAAAGGCGGTTCAATGACCTTTGATGATATTTCAGCTGCAACCGCGTTGTATCGTCCGGGTCCGATGGATTCAGGACTTTTAGATGATTATGTTGCTACGCGTCAGGGTATGCGTTCAGTAAGTTACGATCATCCTAATATGGTTGAAGCACTCAAAGACACGCTAGGCGTCATAATCTATCAAGAACAGGTAATGAAAGTCTCTGTGGATTTTGCAGGTTTTACAAATGCTGAAGCGGATAAACTCCGTAAAGCAATGGGTAAAAAGAATGTAGATGAAATGGCTAAAATGCGTCAAAAGTTCATTGATGGCGCCGTTGCTAAATCAGGAGTAGAACCAGGAGAAGCCGGTCGCATCTTTGACAAGATCGAAGCCTTTGCTGGCTATGGTTTCAACAAAAGTCACGCAACGGCTTATTCGATTATCTCGGTATGGTGTGCATACGTTCGTGTCCACTACCCTGCTGAGTATTTCGCAGCCTCTTTATCAATCGTAGACGAAGACAAATTGAAGGGGTTGGTAAAGGATGCGCGCGAATGCGGTATCGAAGTATTGCCGCCCGATATTAACTTATCTTCTGATCGTTACACCATTTTAGACAATCACAACATTCTTGCACCTTTTAACGCTGTAAAGGGTGTGTCAGAGACAACGGCGCGCGCTATTGTGAAATTACGCGAAAAGCATCGTGACTTGAAGATTGTTAAGTATAAACGCGACAAAACACCCGTTTGGGGCTATGACGACGATGCGCCAATTAAAAAACGTTTTGATAGTCTCTTTGAGTTCCAAGAAGCAGCAGCACAGCCTAAAACAAAGGTAAACAGCAAAGTGGTTGAATCGCTTAATGCAATTGGCGCTTTAGCGAGTGTTGAGCCTACTCAATTACCTGCACGACACGTCGACCGTCGCAAGGCTCAAATGGACTTATTGCCCGGCATTATCATTGATACTGTAAAAGCTGACCGTGTTGCTGATCTAACCGAGCAGCATTTAAAGAGTCGCATCATTATGGTGGCTCAAGAATACAAACAGTGTGACGCTTGTGATTTGAAAGGTAAAAAGCACCCTACTATGCGCTGTGGTAACAAAGTTAAGTTTATGGTTGTCACAGATTGTCCTAACGTCGATGAGGACAAACAAGACAAACTTATGGTCGGTGATGTCTCAACTTATCTTAAACAGGCAATTAAAGACGCTGGCTTAAATCCTAGTGATGGTTATTACACAACTATGGTGAAAGCGCGTAAATCAGATAAGTTTCTTACTAACTCGCAGATTAACAACTGTAGTAAGTACTTGGAAGAAGAGATAAAACTCGTAAAACCGAGCATTATTGTTGCGCTAGGATCTTCGGTGGCCAAAAAGTTCTTACCGTCGGTTAAAGGTGGAATATCAGAACTGAATGCTACAGCGGTTTATGACCCAACGCTTGATGCAACAATCGTATGCGGGATTAGTCCAGCTCAATTACCGTTTGACCCTTCAAAATTACCAGACCTTACTTTAGCCTTTGAAAAAGTGGCTGAAGTATTAAGTTGATTTATCTGAAAAGTCAGTCACTACTGATTGACTTTTCGTTTAATAATTTTATAGTGACACCTTATTTTTAACGCAGAGGTATTTATGACAACTCAAACACAAGATTTCGCAACAGAACAGGACTTAGACAAACTATTTGAAGAATTAGACATGCTTGGCGAAATGCATTCTACGCCAGCTGAGCAACCTTCTGCACCAGCAGCAGAACCACAGCCTCAAGTAGTTCAACAAACAGTGACCGCACCTTCTCCACAGCCTCAAGCGGTACCTGAGCCGCCAGTGCAGCAAGTTATTACTCCTGAGCCAACCCCTGTTGCATCAACACCTCAAGCTATGTTCGCCAATTTTAATGTTGGTGGAATGCTTAAACACGCTGAAGGAAAAGTTGAATTAGAACCAGAGACTCAAACACCCCCACCACAACAGCAGACTACGTTACAACCGCCAGTTCCAGAAAGGGTGGACAATGATGCAGATCAAAAAGTTGTTGATCAAATATTTGCTACGACCGCTTCTACTCCATCCGCCGCTCCTGCTAATACTAGCGTCGTACCACCTATCGCAACTGCTCCTAAAAATCCTCAACCTATTGCTGAGCAAGCTGCTCCAAGCCCTGCGCAACAAACATCAGCAATGGCTCAACAAAAGCGAGCAACGGGATATGTCGGAAAATTAGGTATCACATTAGAAAACCTGAAATACAAGCCGGATGTACACGCATTTCAGATAGAAACAGCGATTTCCGATGTCACAATTGACCAATGTATGACAGCTCAACCTTCATTAATGGCTTACTGGTCAGCTCAACAAGCTCTCGCAGATCATCAGCAAGCACTGGCGAAGCGACAGCTCGAACATGTAGAAGCTACGTTGTTTCAGGTGTACCGTAAATCACTTATTAAAGCAGGTGAAAAGCCTACTGAACGTCTCATTGACGCTTATATTCGCAGAGACCCAACATGGGAACTGGCTTATGACGTACATGCTACGGCAACGCAATACGCCAACATCCATAAGGGAAATGTGTTTGCGCTTGTACATCGTCGTGACATGTTAATTCAACGCGGATCTAGTTTGCGCGCCGAGCTACAAGGTCAGATGCGGATATTAAATCAAGATAATCATAATGACGATTCGATGGCCGCGGTTGAAAACGCTGCTCGCTCATTAAATCGTACATATACCCAATAATTCTTATTGAAAAGATCAGTCAGCACTGACTATACTATCAACCGTTAAAACAAGCGAATCGCAGCACGTCGAAATGAAGCGATTCGCAAGTTTTAACAAGTCTCAAAGCAACAAAGCAATCAACGCAAAGCTACTCAAGGAAATTGTAACATGACTCAATTCGTTTTAGACCCAGCTAAATTAATGGAAACCGCAGCAAATAAGCAAAACGCTATTCGCTCGCGTGAGAAAACTCTCAAACCTAAAGATGGGTCGAATCGTTATGTATTACTTCCGGGGTGGGGTTGGAAGCAAGGTAAGCAAGACGTGTGGTTCCACGATTTCGGTATGCACTTTATTAAAGATGCAAACGGTGATCTACAGTCTACTTATGTTTGTTTAGATAAGACATTTGGCAAGGATTGCCCGATCTGTGGCGCTTTAAAACAAGCTGCTAACATAGCTACAACAGAAGCTCAAGTCGAAGCATTAAAAGAGTGTGGTTCACGCCAAACTTATTTAATGAACGTTTTGGCTTTAGATTCTGACCGTCCAAACGATCCGCAAATCTTAGAAGTGCCTAAAACAGTATTTAGCGCAATCTTTGATGTATTGGCTAAATGGGGTGCGCGTTTATTTGATCCTAACGGTTCACAAGTCATTGTGATTAACCGAAACGGCTCAGGTATGAACACCAAATACACTGTTTTACCAGATGCCGAAACCAAACCAGTTCCTCCACAAGTTTACGAAAAACTTAACAATCTTGATGAATATGTTTCTCAAGAAAATGACGAACGTTTACAACGCTCGTTAGGACACGTTCAACAAGTTGTAGGTTTGTTACCGCCCGCTCAAAGCAACGATACGCCTCGTACTGCACCTGCTGCAATTGGCTTAGCTGCTGGCGGCGCTGCGCAACCTGCATATCAACAGACCGCAGAGGAAATTTCGTATACCGAAGTTACTCAGCCTGCACAACCTCAAACGGTTGAGCATGCCCCGATCAACCTTAACACTGATTTAGAAGCGTTATTAGACCTCGATATTCCAGTTTAACGGTTAATCAACAAGAAGCCGCCGCAAGGTGGCTTCTTCGTCAGAGGGTATCAAATATGCCACATTTAACGATTTTAATTGATGCGAACTCTATTGGTTACGCAGCTCATCACGCTACAAAACTGCATTCGGGTGTTATGCAAACTCAGGCAGTGTACGGTTTTCTTCGTACAGTGCGCGAATTACGCATCCGCAACCCGTTAGCAACAATCTATGTGCTATGGGATGGAAAAGCTCAATTTCGCTTTGATATGTGCCCTGAATACAAAATTAAGCGCGTTGCTGATACACCTGAAAAGGTCGCTGATAAAGAAGCTTACAAAGCGCAGTTACCGTTTATCAAAGCGGCTCTATCTGCTTTAGGCATTACGCAGATTCTTTCATACATTCATGAAGCTGATGACTTAGCTGGAATCTTAGTAAAGCAAATCATGAAAAATCCAGATCAAGAAATCTTACTTGCGTCAGGCGACGTAGATTGGGTGCAACTCATACGTCGTGGTGTGCGTTGGCAAGATTTGCGTGACAAACGAAATGAGAAGGTTATTACCTTTGAAAATTTTGTTGAAAAGACTGGCTATAAAACTCCACTAGCGTTTTTGGAGGGCAAAGCTCTTCAAGGCGATTCTTCTGACTGCATACCGGGAGTTGGCGGTATTGGTGAAGCAACAGCGCCGTTATTTCTAGCTGAACATGGTTCGGTTGGTAAATTCATTCAACGTTGCGAAAGTGGCGAAATTAAACCAGCCAATAAAGCTCAACGCTCATTGTGGAAAGGCACTTCTCCCTACACGAAAGAGCAATGGAAAAACTTATTCCATTATCAACGTGACGACTCTCTAAGTGACGAAGAGAACGAGAAGGAACACAAGAAACAGCTGAAAAAACACATGGACGCATATATCGGTCAAGGTCGTTCGATCTTCATTCGAAATATGAAAATCATGCAGCTGATCAACCCACATCCTTTAGAGAAGCAACACCTTGAAATAGACAAAGGCAACTTTGACTTAGACAAGTTCATTGACATATGCGCGGAGCTGAACTTCGCATCCATTTTGAACGTAATTGATAACTTTGTTCAACCGTTCAAACAAGCATTACCGACACAAACTAATTGAGATTAAAGACATGACAGCACAAGCACAAATCGACGCACTAAATGACGCATTATTCAAAGCAATCGGTGATAACCATGCAGAACAAGCGGTCACTCGTTGGATTGATACGGGCAACCCTGAATTAAACCGCATTATTTCAGGAAGCTACGAAGGCGGTTTGCCATTTGGTCGAATGGTTGAAGTATTTGGCGAATCATCTACTGGTAAAACTGCTGACGCTACTGAATGGATGGTTCGCGCTCAGAAAATGGGTGGCTGTGCAATCTTCATTGACTGGGAACGCTCTTTCGATGTTCGTTTGGCTGAAGGGTTCGGTCTTAACACACAGCGTCCATATTGGATTTACGCGAAGCCTGCAACATGGGAGGAAGGAAACACACTTGCCGCTAAAGCGTGCCAGTTAATTCGTGCATCTAAAGCTATTCCTGATGATGCGCCAATTTTAGTTGTATTTGACTCTATTGCTGCTGCATTACCTAAATCGCAAGCTGGCAAAGAAATTGATGAATACACCATGAATGACACTACGGCGCTGGCTCGTGTAACGTCTTCTACGTTAAAAACCATGAGTCACCGAGCTGAAGAGTTTAGCGCGACATTCGTATATCTCAACCAAATGCGCTTAAAGCCGGGTGTTATGTTTGGTGATCCTCGCTGTTTACGTGGTGACGTTCAAATTCCCTTTGTTGATGGCACAACTGCAACAATCAAGGAAATCGTTAAGAACAAGATCAACAAGGAAGTGTGGTCATACAACGAAACAACAGGTGAAATTGAGCCTAAATTTATCGTTGATTGGCATGACAATGGCTCTATCGCTGATACCGACAAGCGTTGGATTCACATTCGAGCAACTACACCTGAAACGAAGAATGGCGTATCTGCGGTTACAGCAACAAACGATCACAAAATTCTTACTCGCGAGTGTGGCTGGATTAACGCAGAGGATGTGAAGGTTGGCTATCACCTTGTTACTCATAAGCACAAAACCGCCTATGCTGTCGTCACAGAGGTTCGCGAAGGCGGTAAGAAGTTAGACACCCGCATGTATGACATTACCATTGAGGGCAATCACAACTTCCTTGCGGGCAACAAAGACAATGGCTTCATTGTTCACAACTGCACACCAGGCGGAAAAGCAATGGAGTTTTACGCTTCTGCACGCTTGGCTTTAGGTCGTCAAAAAATCATGGACAAAGACGAAGTTGGTGAAAAGGAATTTGTGGGCCAAAACATTACCGTTCAATGCGTCAAAACAAAATTCACTCGACCGTTCCAAGAGTGCAATTTACGCATGATGTACAACGAATTTGATGTGGCTTACTTCGATCATATCGCCGCTATGCTTGATCATTTAATTAAGCGCGGTTGGATTGAATACAACAAGCCTCGTGTTACATGGACAGATGGCAAGAAGTACTTTGTCAAAGAGCTTGTAGCCAAGTTAAACGCAGAACCTAATGGCATGGAGCAGTTAAAAGCTTTCTTACCCAAGTCCGATAAATAATTCTCAGGAGTAATAGTTAGACCGCCCTAAACTAAAAGTGTGAATAACATTTTTATTAGGGCGGTTTTGCTTATGAAACATTATGTTTTGGATTTTGTACCACCACTACAAGGCATGGATGATCACTTCAATACAATTCGTTTGGGGGTTACATGGTCAAAGAAACTTGCCGCTGGTGATCGAGTGTATCTCCAAAATTCAAAAACTAAAATGATCGAAGGTTTAGCGATTGTTGATCGTGTAATTGTCGGGAAGCTTGGCGAGCTATGCGCTTATTACGGTGCTGATAATCACACCGAAATTGACAGCGAAGACAAATGCAGAAGCGCAGAGCGCTTATATAAATTAACCTTAAAGCTTTACGGGCCACACATCGCAAGCGCAATGAAGAAATCAACAGTTATTTATTTAAGGCGAATAGAGTGACTATAAAATTTGATGAGAAGTTTCCTGAAGGGAAATACAAAGGGCGAACACCGGCTGAACTTATTCTCATGCTTCAGAATGACTCCGATTTTGAAGGTGTTGATTACTTATTGTGGTTGAGAAAATTTCGAGCGGGTAAGTTTGGTGGTTTGGCAAGTACATTTGACGAAACCGTCAACGCAATTATCGACTTAATTGTTTTTGAAGTGCCGGAGTTAAAGAAAAGATATCCAGTTACCGTCTACACAAAGCTAGAAGCCAAAGAAATTTTCGACAAATATCATAAAGAAGCTCAAGAAGCCGCAAAACAGGAAGCGATTAGAAAAGAAATGAAAGCTCGCGCAGATCGCGAGCGAGCGGAACGCTACAAAGGCAAATGGGGGAGCTGGGCATAATGTTAGAAGAACAGTTAGAGCCAGATCTAAACGTTGTTGAGCATCTTTTTCAACAAGGCAATTATGTTTACCGTTTAATGTTTTTAAGCAATGCAAATGAAACCAAAATGGCTTTTTTGAAGGGTCTCTATAATTGGCGAGAACCACATGCGCCTCCAATGGAAACAATCCTTTTAACATCTGAAAACACAGATAAAGAAGAGCTGTTCGCCAATGGAAAGACTTTCATTGAGGAAGTCAAAAGAGATGTAGCTGGAAAGGCCGAATATATTTGGTGGGCATCGCCTCTTTATTTTAACGATGACAGTCAAATGTGTATGTTAGAGACGAAACTAACTAGAACAGTTGGTTTTTATTATAAAAATGCGGTTTTGAAGTTCTTTCGAGATCCACCCGTTCCGAAACGCAACAATCCAAATTGGGGAGCTTGGTCATGAAATACATCCCGAATCTAAATGCTGAGCTAAGCGTCTTAGAATACCGATTTAGAAACGAGTATGAAAACAGCCGTCTAATGATTATCTCCACGTTAGACAGAACTAAGATGGCTTATGTCAAAGGTCACACGCGTCGAGACGTACCAGAATTAGGCTCTCAGCGACCCGAAGTGAAATTATCCAATGATGAAGAGCATTTCAATGTTGGGGAGCTGTACAGCTATGCCCTTGATGAAATTCACACCTACATGCGCGAACACAATGATGCCACTCATCATAAATGTGAACGCGAGGAGTACACTGTATTTTTTAATAACTCGTTTAGAGCGGGAGAGCTGATTGGAAAGATAGAAGGGGCTGTTGGTGGCTCAAAAGCCAGAGAAGTGCTGTGCTTTCTTGGGGCGTATTTTGCGCTCACCAAAGAAAGTGTAGATCAACCCGAAGTTCCAAATCCAAAAAGAACAAATCCTAATTATTCAAAAAGAACAAATCCTAATTGGGGGTTATTTTCATGAGAAAACCACACTCAATCAACGGCAAACAAGTCGGCATGGTTTACACGCAAGGCGGCAAATCTATCTACTTGGCCATGAGATCAGGAGCTAAGAATCGCAATATTGATTTAAAGACCAACTCATGGCTTTTTGAACCTATTATCATCAGTCATTGTATTAACAACTCAATTGATGCAATTGGGGTAGTTCACCGCGTAAACAAGAAATGCACTTACTACCTCACCCCTTTAAGCCACTTTCTCGAGAACTGCGAACCACACAGCACATCAAAAGGCTTGTACAAACGTTTAAACATGAACAAATTCATGATCAATTCAGAGCGTTTTCACGGCAATCTTGAAAAATCACTCAAAATTAAGTAGCCTATTATTCAGTCACCAATGACTTACTTTTAAAATGTTCATATCTGAAACAAACAAAGAGTTTAAAGATATGAACATTTCTAACAATCGCACGATTGACCGAGCAGCTAAAGCCTTAATTAAGGAAGGTTGGACATATCGCCAAAGTAAAGGCGGTCACGTTGTCTTGAAAGACCCAAAAACGGGCTTTTCTCTCCCCGCTCCTGTTTCTCCTTCTTGCCATAGAGCCGAGAAAAATTGGCTTTCAGCTGTGAAGAAAATACGACAAGGAGTTCGACCATAATGATTTTGACATCCGCGCTGACATGCCTAGCTTTGAACATTTACCACGAAGCACGAGGTGAACCAAAGCTAGGCAAAGAGTTAGTTGCAATTACCACCCTTAACCGCGCTGAAGGCGACAATAGTAAAATTTGTCAGGAAGTCCTTAGAAAACATCAATTCTCATGGACTGCAAGTAAGGTAAGCGGTAGAACGCTCAACAGCAGCGGAAAGCCAAAAGAAAAAGAAGCTTGGGAAGATTCAAAACGAATTGCAGAACAAGCCTTAAATGGTCGATTTTCAGTTCCAGTACGGTACAGCGGTGTTACTCATTTTTTCTCACATCGTAAGCGAGGCTGGGAAAAACAACTCAAATATGTTGGTCAAATAGGCAACCATCATTTTTATATGGCAAAATAATCAGTCAGTACTGACTTATTTATGTCTATAATTATCACACAATTTTGTGGAAACTATATCTATGAAACCTTATGGCATTCAGTCAGATTCGCATCACCATAATTGGAGTGCGTTTTCACACACTACTGCTAACGGTATCAATAACCGTTTAGAAGGGTGTTTAAACGAAGTTCGCCGTCTTGCAGCAGAAGTTAAAAGCGCAGGCGGCAACACTATTTATCACACAGGTGATTTATTTCATGTGCGCGGGCAGATTGCGCCCTCAGTACTAAACCCTACGCTTGATGTTTACCGCCAATTGATTGAAGAAGGTTTTATCATTCGTATATTAGCTGGCAACCATGATCTTGAAGATCGTCATGTCACACGCACCGGCTCTGCAGTAACAGCATTAGAAGGTATCGGTTGTCAAATCGTTAATAAGCCTACTTTCTTCAATGATGATCGTGTTGTGATGATACCGTGGATTGAAAGCGTAAAAGGGCTTAAAGACGAGATAGAAAAGGCTAAAAAGCACATCGAATCAATGCCATCCCCTCCGCCTTTGCGCTCTATGGAAAGCATAAGTGATTGGACGTTAATGATTCATGCGCCTGTAGACGGCGTTATTGCGGGATTACCTGAGCATGGACTTACCGCAAGTGATCTTGAGCAATATGGATTTAAGCTCGTATTTAGCGGTCACTACCATCATCACAAACAACTTAGCGAAACTGTTTATTCGGTAGGTGCATTGGCTCACTACACATGGTCTGACGTTGGCCATAAAGCAGGATTCTTAGTTGTAAATAACACCGATGTGCGTTGGTACAAATCCCATTTACCTGCCTTTGTTGAAATTGATGGCTCAATGGATGAATTAGACATTCAAGCTGTTGTGCCTGGTAACTATGTCCGCGCAAAAATCAAGATCGTTAAACAAATCGAAATTGAGCAGTTCCGCAAATACCTTACAGATATTGGCGCTCAAGGTGTGACGATCATTGCGTCCAAACCAGTTGCAGACGTTCAACGTGCAAACGCAGCGGTAAAAGCTGGCGCGTCAATTGAGTCGTCCGTAACTCAATTTATTACTAACTCGCCGTTAAACAGCCCTCAACTTGATGCGCTGTGCCAATCAATTTTGACAGAAGCGCGCATGGAGGTTGCTGAGTAATGGAATTTTTAACACTCAAGATTAATAACTTCTTAACGATTGGCGAAGCCCGTCTTGATTTAGCTAATCGTGGATTATTGTTGGTGCAAGGTGAAAACAAAGACAACTCATCCGCAGACTCAAATGGTTCAGGTAAGTCATCCATTGTTGACGCTTTATGTTGGTGCCTCTACGGAACTACCGCAAGAGACGTTACAGGAGATTTAGTCATTAATAAGACGGCCAAAAAGGATTGTGCGGTCGAACTCACGATTCATGACAATGGACAGTGTTACAAAATCGCTCGTCACCGCAAACATGCGACACACAAAAACGCGCTGATTGTCTTAAAAACCGATATTTACGGCAATGAGTTACCTAATGGCAACATCACGAAAGGCACTGATAAAGAAACTCAGGAGCTTGTAGTTGATATTGTTGGTTCTACGCTAGATGTCTTTATGTCATCCGTATATGCGGGTCAGGAAATGATGCCAAACCTCCCCGCCCTTACGGATAAAAACCTGAAAGTCTTAATTGAAGAGGCGGCTGGCATTCAGGTTTTAGAGCAAGCGCACACCATTGCAAAACGTAAGTTAGCCGAAGTTAAAGCGAAGCTCTCAAATAAGCTCACAATACGCGATAATTTTGCGACGGTACTTGCGACCATGCAGAGTCAACTGGCTGAGACACAAGCGAAATTAAAGCAGTTTGACGACACAAAAGAGTCACGCGCTAGAGCTGTGTTGAGCGAAGCGTTACCGCTGAAGAAGGCTATTGAAGACATCAAAGTCCAAATGGGCAATACCGACATTAACGCTCTCAATGCCGAGAAACAAAGTATTGAAACCGCGATTAGTAAAGCGGAAGATTTAGTTAATGAGGCAAAGAAATTAACTCAGATCCGTGATGACTTGGGTATCAAGTACCGCATCACTAATAATAATTATTCTTCTCTTAAAACTAATTTAAATAATTTAGCGACCAAAATTCGAGGCATTGACGGTTTAGTTGGTACGCCTTGCACACAGTGCGGTAAAGAATATTGCGCTAGTGATTTACAGCAAGCGCGGTCGGTTCAAATGAATCAAGCCCAAGTTGCAAAACAAGATGCGCTGAAAGCCAAAGCCGAAATGGAACAGGTGAAAGCTGAATTTGAAGCGGCTGAGAAGAACCTCAATGACTTCCTTCAAAACAATTCGCTGGACGTTCGCAAGCTCTATGCTGACAAGGCTGCTGTTGAAGGCGCAATTGCTGCATTTACTTCGTCAAGCTCTGAGATTGACCGCAATCTCAAGGACATTGAAAGAATCAAAAAGCGCGCAAAAGATGTAATGAATGAGGCGAATCCATTCTCAGCAATGGAAGCTGACCAACAAGCAAAAATTGCGGATTACATCGCAAAGAACTCTGCAATTGATCAGGAAGTGCAGGAATTGCAAGCGTTAGTTGAATTACATGAACATGCGGTTTTGATTTATGGCCCATCAGGTGTGCGCGCTCATATTCTCGATACAGTTACGCCGTTCTTGAATGAGCGAACCGAAGACTATCTCGGCGCACTTACTGACGGCAACACTCATGCGGTTTGGTCGACCTTGACGCTTAACAGCAAAAAAGAGCTTAAAGAAAAATTCACAATCGATGTCCGTGACAATACGGGCGGAGAGTCATTTAAAGGTTTGAGCGGCGGTGAAAAACGTAAGGTTCGTTTAGCTACCGCTTTAGCACTGCAAGATCTGGTTGCTAGTCGCGCAACCAAGCCGATTAGTTTGTTCATCGGTGACGAAATTGATGATGCATTGGATAAATCAGGTCTTGAACGTCTTATGGGTGTGCTTGAGCGAAAAGCACGAGAACGAGGCACCGTGATCGTTGTGTCGCATTCAGAGCTGCGAGATTGGATTGACGATGTTGTGGTAGTCACTAAGGAAAATGGTTACTCAACTGTGAGCGGTGCAAATCTCGTTTAATCCCGTCTAAACATACCGCTAATACGCACAGATTGCGCGTATTAGCGCGTTTTTCGTTAAGGGCATACAAATTCACACATTAATTGCAAGGAGAGCATTTGTGAACATCTATGAAGCTATTGAGGATGAAGTCCTCGCTCAGCTAGAAAAGGAGGACAGTTTAATTCAGCAGCATTTGAATTTGTGCGCAAATGAGGATGCAAAACTCGCTTCAAAAGTGAAGGAAATCCTTTCTGGCGTTGTGCATCAAATGAATGCTGAACTTGATATGAATGCTAACGACTCTGAATTTTCCCCTCTGTCATTTGCTAACGAGTTTATGTTGGCTCAGGGTGGGAATATTCAGGTTCGAAAAATCTATAAAAGCGGTACGGACTCTTGGACGCAGCGAGAGTTTTTGGGTGGAGAATCATTCCTTTTGTTTAAGGCTGGCATAAATGAAAGCCTCATTGAGCAAATGGACTTTTGGAAAGTTCAAGAGGACATCCTTGATTTAATTCACCTCCGCTTCAGACCCGCTTTTGCTGCCGATTTTGCAGAAATCATGGTTGATATAAATCGTGGCCGTCAGCTTTTTAACGGATTGCATGAAACGCTGACGGAAGTTTTCGACAGCTTGTCATTTAGACCAGCGATCAAATCAATCCAAGAGGCAAAAGCGGAAATCAAGAAGCTCCGCTGTGTGCGCGAGCAAAAGATTCAAAGTTTAAAAAACAATGTGGCAGTGTGGTAAAAATGAGTAATACAGTACGCGTAATCGGGATTGACCCATCATTAAAGAATTTCGGAATCGTAGTTGCCGATGTGAATTTGGATGATCCAGATCTTTCATTCTCTGTTGTGAGCATGAACTTAATTAAATCTGAAGAGAACAAGGCAACTAAAAAAGTTGTTCGCAAAAACAGTGATGACTTACGCCGGGCAAAATCGCTTCATGATGGTTTAAAAGAAGCTTGTAAGGGTGCTTCATTTGCTATTTGCGAAGTTCCTGTTGGCTCTCAGTCAGCGCGAGCAATGGTTTCTTACGGTATTTGCATTGGGGTTTTGTCTAGTTGTCCGCTTCCTTTAATTCAAGTCACACCGACCGAAGTAAAATTAGCTGGAACCGGCATTAAAACCGCAACAAAGGGCGAAATGATCGAAGCTGCAATGAATGCTCATCCTGAAGCTAAATGGCCAATGCGAAAAATCAAAGGCGTACTAGAGCCATTAAGTAGTAACGAACATTTGGCAGATGCTACTTTCGCGATTAAGGCAGGTTTGGACACCGACGAGTTTAAATCTGCAATTCAGATGCTCAAGCAGTTAAAAAATGCCCAACTAAATTAAAAAATTAGGCACTAGATCAGTCAGTACTGACTATACTATTAAGGCGGCGATTTGTCGCCTTAATATTTTATTTATTAGGTTTTTGGATCACCAACAGATGAGCAATGACAAACTAAAACTCTTTGCAGAAGGAAATCCCGCTCGTGTTACCGTTCGGTTAGACCCCCTCGAAAGAGATATTGAAGCCGCACTTAGTTACTCCAAAAGTAAGGCTATGAAAATAGCGGTAAACGAAGGCTTCATTTCCTCTCAATGCCTGAATTGTCATTGCTTTAAGGTTCAAAGCGAAGTTGTTCGCACTCGCAAGAGCTGGGAGGATGAGCTAAGAGTAACGATAAGATGTGATTCGCAAACGATTTTTCGACCAGTTATCTGCCCTGCTCCATTAGGCGCAAACGAGCTAACAAACAGCTTATCAAATCTCACATCGAGAGTAAGTGCGGCAGACCTTTCAGTCAAAGCAAGCGCAAGTGCAATTTCTTCGTTGGTAAGTCGAGTTGATTATGACTCGTTGCGGAATAAAAAAGCTGAATCATGGGATGGCTATTTTGAACGTGACTCAATTATCGTTCCACCCATAACGCCAAAGAAAACACCTGAAGAGCTAGAAAAAGAGCTTGAAGAAGCCTCAGATGAATCAGTGGGCATCACAAAAGATACCCCTCGAACTGGTGGGGTGGCATGGTGATTCTTCACAGACCTCGCAGCATGGGAAGGTTTGCCTTCAATCAAAAGCTTATAGATCAGCTCACAAAGGACTTAGCAAGACAAGGTAAAGACGTATGGGTGACCTCTACACCCGCCAAGCCGTCATCAAAGGCGATTTACATGGATGAATGGGACTCTATAGACCCTATGGCGAATGCTTGGGCGAAATCACTGTTCTCAAACATTGTCAAAGACGGAAAAGCAGCAGTGGTGATCGGCGTCGACGAAATCGAACCTGAAAAGGCTGCTCCGCTTGCTTCAGATAAACCCCGAACAAAAGCATTTGTTTGGTAATTCTCGTGGCGAAAGCCACACAACGTAACGCAACAAGGAAACAAAATGACCAACCGTGTAACCAAACGCAACGGCTCTACGGAGCCTTTTTCTCAAGAAAAAATTGAGAAAGCGGTAATTTGGGCCACAAAAAACACAAACGTGCCACCTCAATTAGTTATTGATAATGCAATTATGCTTATCTATGACGGTATTAAAACAAGCGACATTCAAGAAGCTTTAATTAGCGCAGCATCTAAACTAACTTCTGCAACCATGACAGATGCTTCATTTGTAGCGGCTCGCTTATTGCTCTTAGATTTATACAAACTTGTATGCGGCGAGCAAGGAAAGGTCGATGGTGGTGGTTTTAAATATCCTCACATTAAGGATTACATTCAGGGGGGTGTTTCTTGCAACCTTCTCGACCCTGCTTTATTGCAAAGCTACGACCTAGATAGAATTAATGCCGCAATCAAGCCAGAGCGTGATTTGCTGTTTGGTTATTTAGGACTAGATACTCTAAAAGACCGTTACTTTATTCGCAAAAATCGCGATGTTAAGTACGAAAAAGCGACTGGTAAAACTTCAGGTGAAATTATCGAATTGCCGCAACATTTCTGGATGCGTGTAGCAATGGGTGTCGCAATTAAAGAAAAGCCTGAAAACCGCACGGCGCGCGCTCTTGAATACTATGAAATGTATTCAACTTTGAACTATATCTCTTCAACACCAACGCTTTTCAATGCCGGTACATTACGCCCTCAGTTGTCTAGCTGTTACTTAAACCAAGTATCAGACACGATCACAGCCGAACTTGGTGACAGTCGTTATGCTTCAATCTTTGGAGCCATTGAAGAAACAGCTTTATTGTCTAAGTTTGCTGGTGGTATCGGCACAGATTGGACACCTGTGCGTGGTGAAAATGAAATCATCATTGGTACAAATGGTATCTCTAGCGGTGTTGTGCCTTACATCAAAGTTCAAAACAATACAGCTGTCGCGGTAAATCAAGGCGGTAAACGTAAAGGTTCTGTGGCGCCTTATCTTGAATCTTGGCATCCTGATTTCATGTCCTTCTGTGAACTCAAGAAGGAAGCTGGTGATGACCGACTTCGTGCGCATGATGTATTCCCTGCCGCTTGGGTTCCTGATTTGTTAATGAAACGCAAAGAAGACCCGGAAGCAATGTGGTCGTTCTTCTCTCCGCATAAATTCCCTGAGCTTCATGAGTTGTATGGCGAAGAATTTGAAGCCCGTTATGAAGAGCTTGAAGCGCTTGGTGAATTTGAGTTCCAATTGCCTGCAATTAAAGTGTGGCGTCATATTCTTTCTAACTTGTTTGAAACGGGCCACCCGTGGATTACATTCAAAGACGAGAGTAACCGCCGTAACCCTCAGTCGCATGTGGGGGTAATTCACCACAGTAACTTGTGTACCGAAATCACGCTAAATACATCTAAAGAAGAAACAGCTGTTTGTAATCTTGGCTCAATCAACCTAGCCGTTGTAATGTCGGGCGATAATCCATTAGAAAAATTGCGTACAGCAGTTCGTTTGGCCATCCGAAATCTCGACTCGGTGATTGACGTAAACTACTACCCATCAGAACGCGCCAAACTCTCTAACCTTCGTCACCGCCCAATTGGTTTAGGTGTAATGGGTTATTACGAGTGGCTAGTAAAACAAGGTGTAGATTTTGAAAGTGATCAACATCTTGAACAAGCAGACGCATTGTTTGAGGCAATTTCTTACTTTGCAATTGAAGCCTCAGCAGATCTAGCGCAAGAGCTTGGGTCATATCCTTCATTTGAAGGTTCTAAGTGGTCACAAGGCATCTTGCCAATTGACACTGCTAAGAAGATGGAAGATGGCAAGCCTTTCTTTGATCGCCCACGTCGTTTCGATTGGGAAGCCTTGCGCGAGAAAGTCAAGAAAGGCATGCGCAACTCAAACATCATGGCAATTGCACCAACGGCAACGATCTCAAACATTGCCGGTACAACCCAATGCACAGAAGTGCCATTCCTGCTTCAGTTCTATAAAACGAACTTAGGTGGCGTGTACAAAGTGATTGACCCATCGGTGCGTCATGTTGGAACAAACTATCACTTACTTAAAGAGGCGTTCTATGTTGATCAGCTATGGATTATTAAAGCCGCAGCTGTTCGACAAAAATGGATCTGTCAGTCTCAATCAACTAACTTGTTCGCTAAGCAAGGAACAACTGGTAGAGACTTAGACCTCATTTACACCGAAGCTCACCGCAAGGGTTTGAAGACCACTTACTACCTACGTGGCCAATCAGCTACCAAAGATTCAGCATCGGCAAAAGATGACGTCATTGAAGCATTGAAATCAGCAGTGGCTCAAGGGGCGACATTGAGTGATGCAGAAGCTCACCAACAAGCCAAATTGTGTTCGATTTTCGAGCCTGATTGCGAAAGTTGCCAATAATTTTAGGTTAATATAGTCAGTCACTACTGACTTATTATGCAGGGGTGTTTTTAACGCCCCTCTTTCATGGAATAAAGAAATGACATACGCAAACCGAATTAATGATCGACGCTTAATTTTAGGGCCAAAGGATGACCTTATGGCGATCAGCCCGATGAAACACACATGGGCCAGAGACATTCATCAACGCATGAAGGATAACAATTGGTTCCCCGAAGTGGTCGACTTGAGTAATGAAGGCATTTGCTATCGAGACAAGCTTACCGAAGCGGAACGTCGATTGTATGACAAGAGCCTTGCGTTTTTATCGAACCTTGACGGCATTCAATTTCACAATATCAACCAAAATATTGCAAAACATGTGACCTCACCGGAAGTTGCCATATGTTTGTCCCGTCAAGCTTGGGAGGAAGCCAACCATGTAGAGTCTTATGCCAAACTCATCGAAACGGTCTCAGCGGACCCAATGAGTGTCTATATGACATTTGAACGCGATGGTATTTTGGCGAAGAAAAACGAGTTTATTTTGCGTCAATCACGCATCTTGGGAGATCAGTTCTCAGCGCGTGGTTTTGCCCTTGCTTGCATTTCTAACGTCATGCTTGAGGGCGAGTATTTCTTCTCAGGATTCTTAGGATTTTATCTACTTGCTTTCAAAGGTAAGATGTTGGGTTCTGCGGATATGATTCGCTATATTCAACGTGATGAAGAAGGAACGCATCTTGATCTGTTCTTGAACATGATTGAAACATTGCGTATTGAAAATCCTGAAGTGTTTACTTCTTCATTTTGGGAAGATGCGGCTAAAATCATTGATGAATCTACCAAAATGGAAATTAGTTGGGGTCAATATATTCATCAAGGCGTTACCAATCCAGAAGCGATTGAACTGTATATTAAATATTTAGCTAATAAACGCGCCGCTCAAATTCGAGCGCCATTTGTGCCTTATCCTGGTGTGGTAAATCCGTTTCCGTGGGTAGAAGAGTTCTCTAAGCCTAATACAGCCGAAAAGAATTTCTTTGAAACACGCGTAACAGACTACAAAACTGGCGGTGCGTTAGCATGGTAAAAGAAAAGGCGCTTAATGCGCCTTTTCTATAACTGATGAACATACTGATAGAGATACTCAGCTAAAGCCTCAGCAATCTCTTTATGATTTCCATCTTCTGTTGATTGTGCGCTTTGCACAATATCAACCATCATGTCATCAAGATCTTGATTAGGCTCGATATAGACGCCTTGCATACGAAGGTAAGTCAACATTACGGTTAATCCAGTTCGCTTATTGCCGTCTGAGAATGCATGTTGAGTGGAAATAGAAATCCCATACCATGCCGCAATCTCATAAATGTCATTCAAACCGTCATAATAAACATACTGCTGAACTCTATTTAAAGCACTTTCGAGAAGACCATAATTAGTTGGACCTCTCATGCCTCCTTCTACGCTGTCTAAAATCTCGCTATGAATCGCTTCAACAAGCGTTGCGTTAATTAATGGCGCTGGATCATACATTACTTATAAGCCAGACGTTCGAGTTCCTCGTGATGATCACGAATAACACTGCGAGCAACTCCGCGCACCAAACGCTCAGAAGCAGGAGATGCATTTAACTCCATTGCTACAGCCGCGCGAGCCAACACATCGTTATGAATTTCATCCATAACCTTCGCATACTCCTGAGAAAGCTTTAAAGACGTCATAACTTCAACCGCCTCTTTAATGCTGGCGTGTTGTGACAAATATCTTTTAACTAAGCGTTCCTTCTCTTCTTCGCTAACTTCAGGAGTTGATTTAAAAACTCTTTGAAGCTCTAAAATTCTTTCGCTTTTAGATTTGTTTTTACGCTCAGCTAAAAACTCGCTAAATCTTTTCATGTAATTAACCTCTTTAACAAACGTCGATCCAATGTCAATTCATTGCGTCGATCGAATGTCATGGTTCATTTTAACTGTTTATTCGTAAACATAAAACAACTGGCTAAAAATAAGCCTATTTTGCTGAAAATAAACTCCAAAAGATCAGTCAGTACTGACTATACTTTAACGCTCAGAGAACGAGGGGTGGCATTAGTCACCTCTTTTTAAAAAGTGAGTGTTACCCAACAATGCAAGTCAAAATTATTGCGGATTCTTGCAGCCATGAAGGTAAGCGAATTACTACCTTTCAGCTGCGTTATCCGCGCTTTATTCACAGTGAAGTGATGACCCACCGCGTATTTAGTCGCAATGCTTCAAGCTCGCGTGCCATCCCTGTTATCAAGTTGATTAACCAAGTTGAAGCAAATCCGGCAATGCCTGTTCATTGGGGTAAAAACCAAGCTGGTATGCAAGCTTGGGAAGAGGTGAATGAGTACAAAAAGGAGCTTGCGCGTGAAGCATGGTTGGAAGCTGCTAAAAATGCAGTAAATACCGCACGTTTCATGGCTGACGATCTTGGTCTGCACAAACAAGTTGTTAATCGCATTTTAGAACCTTTCCAATTTATTGAAGTGGTTTTAACAGCGACAAGCTTCGATAACTTTTTTGAGCTACGCCATCACGAAGATGCGGACCCAACCATTTTTGCCTTAACTGCATTAATGAAGGCTGCGCTAGAAAAATCAATACCTGTCTTATTGGCCCCTAATGAGTGGCACCTTCCGTACATTCTGGATGAAGAACGCGAAAAGTATCCAACCGACATTTTGTTGCAAGTGTCGGCGGCTCGTTGTTGTCGTGTGTCCTACTTGCGGCATGACGGTAAAGCGCCAGACATCCAAAAGGATATTCGCCTTTGCGAAAAGCTAGTGGGTTCTGAGCCGCTACATGCCTCTCCATTTGAACACCAAGCCACACCAGATATTCGCAATCCGTGGTTAGTGAAGTTGTTCAAAGGCGAATGGCAAAACAAACATCTACATGGGAATTTCGATGGCTTTGTACAGCATCGAAAATTAATCGAACTTCAATTTAAGGAAGCAGCATGAGCTTTTGGAAATGGTTATTCGGCTCAAATGAGTCAAGCCCACAGCCACAGAAATCGGTCGACTTGATTATTGGAAATATCACCAAGCAAGTTGAAGAACTAAGCGCTTTGGAAGAACAAAAACTTCGCGAAGCAAACAATCACGGCGAAGAAGCAGCAAAAATCTTATTCAAACAAGATGAAGCAAATGCCGAAGCTGCTCGCGCTCGTACTGTTGGCGCAGCTTTAAGCAAGCTAATCACAGCGCCTCAAAATTTAACCATTGAAGATGTAAAGAAGGAAATTAACTGATGGTTCCAGTGGAAGTAAAAATTTTAGATGACCGCTTATTAAGTGAGTTTGGTGCGCCTGTATATGCCACTCAAGGCTCTGCGGGTTTGGATCTACGTGCATGCCTTGACGCTGAAGTAACGTTGAATCCGGGAGAACAATTACTCGTATCAACTGGCATCGCCATTCACCTAAAAAACAAAAACTTGGTGGGCATGCTGTACCCACGTTCAGGGCTAGGCGTTAAACATGGAATTGTTTTAGCGAATGGCACTGGCGTTATTGATAGCGACTATCAAGGTGAAATTAAAGCGTGTCTCCGCAACAACGGCGACAAGCCATTTGTATTAAAGCCGGGTGAACGCATTGCTCAATATGTTGTTTTGCCAACATTCCAACTAGCGATGACTGTTGTAGATGAATTTGATTCATCAACTGAACGCGGTGAAGGCGGCTTCGGAAGCACAGGTACAGAATAATGTTTGGTCTTTGTGGAAGTCACCGTACTGGTAAGACAGCGCTTGCTCAAGCATACGCGGAAAAGCACGGTGCTATTTTTCTGAAAAGTGACATCACAGGATGGCAACGTGAGATTGGGTTTGATTCATCGAATCAGACCTACTCATTCGATGATCGAATGAAGATCCAAGAGCATATGATTGCCCGCCTTGAGGATTTATACGTTGAACACTTCATGGGCGAGAGCAAACTCGAACCAGTCATTACAGATCGCACGCCTATTGACCTGATGATGTACACCCTCGCTGCCGTGACAGACGGTTTAAGCGATGAACAGTCTCAGCGCTTGGAAGCGTATTTGAACAAATGCTTTGAAGTCCAAAACAAATATTTCACGGGGGTAATGCTTGTTCAGCCGGGTATTCCTTTGGTCAAAAAAGAAGGCTCAGCCAAGTGCTGTAAAGCTTTCATTGAAAAGCTAAACACGATTGTTTTGGGCCTGTTTATGGATGGTCGTTTACGAGTGCCGCATTGGTATCTCAAACGCGACGTCCTTGATCTTAATAAACGTATTTCTCTTTGTCATTCATGCTGGCACAAAGCACGGATTTCGCTAATTGCCAAATTGGATGCAAAGGAAACAGTTTCAAGCAAGCCTGATTCCATGAATGGGATTGAGTTTGCCACTGAAACACGCCAGTAGGCGAATCAATCTGAGGTCATTGAGACCCCAATTTAACAGAGCTTCAATAAAGAAGTTGAAGCGCAAACACTCAGAATCAAAAGGAGTTAATGATGAGTGACGCAGCGGTCCAACAATTACAAGCGCAAGTAACCGACCTTACTGCAAAAGTGACAGCGCTCACAAACACTGTTACGGCGCAGGGTGAAGAAATCAAGCAGCTTAAACAAAGTGCTGACGCGAATGCGTCCGCTATTAGTTCTTTAAGCACCTCGGTTTATAGCTTATCGAATCGTGTAACGCGTCTTGGTGGCTAACAAGCGTAAGTAATTAACAAGGAAGTGGCAGCGTAAGCTGCCATTTTTATCAATTTATATAACGGGGTTTCTATGAATATCAATACCCTCCCCTCTTTGTGGTTGGTCGGTTTAGCTGTTATTGGCGCGGTGATTATGTGCATCGCAATTTTGATTCGAGTTTTTGGATGAGCAAGATGGCTTGGTTTTTATTGGGATTCATTGTTGCGTGGTTCATGTGTCACAACTACACACACTCAATGATCGCCTCTGAATGTGAACGTCTAGGCGGGTTCTTTGTAGGTAAGAAGGTGTTTAAGTGCATCGCGGTCGAGAAACTTGAAGAGGAAAAGAAATGATCGTTATTAGATTTACAAATCACCAATCGCCTTTGGGGATAAAGAAAGGCTGGACTTTGGGTGATAGAAAAAAGCCGCAAGACCTTCTTTTAATACGCATTCCTTTTGTAGAGGTCATTCATACAAAAGAAGGTCGTTTATTTGACTTCCTTCGCATGTGGGTTAATGAAGATCTCAGCTGGCACAAATTGGTTCGTCGTGAGCGTAATAAAGGTTACGCACGCGGAAAAGCCGAAGGGCTTAAAAACGTTAGAGACGACTTGCAGTATTGGAAAGATGCATTTGACAAGCAGTACGCAAAAACTCGCGAGATTGAGGCTGAAAATCAAACCCTCAAACAGACCATTAAAGGATTGGTCATCATAAAGGGTGACGAAAATGGCAAAGCATGATTTTAAAACCAGAAAAGCCGCTCGTACTGAGCATTACTTCAAGCATGTGTATCGAAACAAATTAGTACCTTGTACAGCCTGCAATGGTTCAGGTTGGTATGACTCGTGCCGACCTAATGGTGACTCAATCCCATGCGGTAGCTGTGAAGGCACCGGCAAGGAGCGTGAAAGATGAATGCTGTTAAATTTATTCAGGATTTTGGACTTAAGAAGGCGAGAGAGGTTATTGAAGCCGCAATAGATGGTTCTACTCATGTCATCTATAAGCAAGCGGACGGACTCATTAATTTGAAAGACCTCAAGCGTCTAGTGGAGTCTTTGGATCGTATAGCGCAGCTTGGCGGATTGTCGAAAGCAAAAGATCACTTGGCTTATTTGATTTCGTTCGGTTCTGAGTTTGCTGGAGTAAGCAAAGACGAGATCAAGGAATTGCAGCAAGACGTGGCTGTCCACGAATCAATATACGGAGGCGGGGAATGAATCAAGAATTTTTGAATTGGGCAAAAAAGAATTTGAATTACACAGGTGTAGATGCATTTGAAGCGGGAAAACAAAGTCGACAGGCTGAGATTGATGCAAATGAACTAAAGCTCTTAAAGCTTAGTGAAGCCATCTATGCGTGTGGTGATCTACGTGAATATTCTGATGATGAGCTATTAGGCTTCTACAGGGTCCTCAAAGGCATTTTGGAGGATAAAGACCATGCTTGTTGATGAGCAAATCAAAATGCTTGAAAGCGGTGACTATGTTCTAGTGCCTAAAGAGCCTACACAAAAAATGCTTAATGCTGCTCACTGCTACATGAACCCAGTTAAAGGAAGTGATGTGCATCCTGAAACAAATAGAAAGCGCAGAGAGATGTACAAGGCGATGATTGGGGCATTTAAAGGAGCCAGCCATGAGTGAGTTT